TGATACAGAATTTCATTGTTCTGGTACAGACGAAGCTCCATCTCGATTTCTGAGGGCTTCACCTTATACTCCAAACAAAAAAGAGCAGCATATATTTCAAGCTGCTCCATGTGTGCCGGCACAACGCCGGTTTTAAGGTCATGAATACGAAGAGTACCGTTTCGGAACACAATTGTATCTGCGGTACCAAAGCAGTTTTCCGAATAAAACAGAATTTGCTCAGGCACCATGCGAAAACTGATTGCATCGTTGACATACATGTTTAATGTCTTCTGCGACTTGGGAAGCTTTTGTCCCAGAGTAATACATTGACAAGCAAAATCATGCAGAACGGTTCCTCGCTGCGTAGCCAAAAACTTTGAATAAGCATCGGCCACTTTTGTTTCGTCGTAGTTAATCCAATGATACTTGCTGGCACCAAGAAAAGCGTGTTGCCCTTCAAGATTGGAATGATTGTTGAAGATCATGCAGCACTTCCTCCTTGTTCTCGGGGCAAATAAATCTGGAAAAAGACATCTCGTCCATCTTGCCCACATAATATTCTTGGTTCGGTTGCTTTTTTGCGCCAGCGTGTTGTTTACATTCCAGAGCAGCCCATTTGTCATTGAACAGAATAAGCAGATCAGGAATGCCCTGTAAATATCCAGAGTCGCTTTTCATCACGATGCAACCTGGAAAAAGTTTCTTAAGCTCCTTAATGAGCTTCGATTGAAATTGACTTTCGAGCATTGGCAAATGAGCCTCCTTTCATGTAGTTTTTCAAAACTGAAAAGAGAATGTCTATTCTTAAAAATAGCTTTTTTACTCCTCTCTTCATAAAAGGGGATGTATTTTTCGCGCGGCGGAAAAAGGCATAAAAAAAGACCGAGACACCGTTTAAGCATCTCGGTCAAATATAAAGTTGTTTGTTATCGAGCTTCTACACTTACTGGATCAAGTTCAAAGAGACCGGTATCAGAATTGTAGCTCCGCACTTTAGCCTGTATTCTTACATTGCTGCCGACTTTGATATAATCAGCAAGCGTAAGTCCGTCTCCTAAATCATACACCCCAACATCCTTAAACTTAAAAGTTGGGCCAGGGTTTGCAGTATTTTCATCCACATAGTCTCCAGCACTGATTAGCAAATCATATCGGGTGTCGTAATTATCGTGGTTTGTAAGATAGGTAATACAGCCATCAAACTCAATAGCCTGATTCTTATGAGCCTCTGCAAAATCGGCATACGATTGATCCATATCTGCTTTAAGAGAAAGCATTGCTGCCAATTCTGGAGAATTATCTACTGTCAAAATATCAACAGCAGGCTCTTCGGTTGAAACGGATTCGCTATCTGTTTCAGAAGTTTCTTTTTCTGGGAATGTGTGATATGTGATTACGACCTCGGCATCAGCCGGATACCAAGTATCAGCAGAGTATCCAGTATCGCCATCTACGGAAACAGATTCAACCTCACCGTCTTTTGTAAGCCAACCGGTAACAAGGTCGTCAAGTTTTTCAAGTTTGATGTTTGTGAAACCACTACTTTCAAATTCGTCAACTACTTTTTGATAATCCTTGCCTTTTTGAATACTGGAACCCGATGGAGTTTTAGCTTCTCCTTCATGCCCCTCTGAACTGCAACCTGCAATCGTAAATATCATGACAATCGCCATGCACGCTGCCAAGAACTTTCTCATCTCATTATCCCATCCTTTCCGAGGGCATTAAAAAAGTGCGCCCCCACAACGAGAGACGCACTGAAAAAGTGTCAACCCTCATTGTTGCCACACAATCTCAATCAAGCCGCAAAGGGACAAATGAAATGAGTAAAGAGAGAAAACACTTTTTACCAAAGCAGTTTTCCCTAAACGACTTGAACATATTAGATTGTGTGGCGCTTATAGTATAGCACAGTCTGAAAGAAAAAGAAAGAACTTTCGGTAAAAAGTCTTGACATTTCCATCGACTTGTGCTATGTATTTTGGCTTTTGGTCAAATGCCCACTTTTTTCGCCCTATTTATATATTTATTAAAACTTTTTATCACAATTAAATAAGAAATAAAAGTGGGAAAGTGGGCTTTTTTCACAATAAAAATTTCAAATCGGCGCAAATCGGCCATTTTGGGGCAAAAAACGCCTAAAAAGTGCCATTTTCAGAAAATGCCTCCGAATTTTTCTGCCCACTTTTGGTTTTCAAAACCGGGCTTTTGCCCACTTTTTCTGGGCTTTTTTCAAGAAAATTGTCCGTACACGCTCAAAAATTTTTTCAAAAGTGGGCTTTTGCCCAAATCCGCCAAACAAAACCGGGCTAAAATTTACTCGATTTTCAAGTATGTACGGACTCATTTCTCTCATCTCCAAACCCGTCCGTTCCGTTTATCAACCAGAATAATCAGACCTTCGATCTCGAAGTCAGCCAACTCACACAAGTAAAACAGTGTATGCAGCAGCCTATGAAATCTTTCGTCTTCTTCACGCTCAATGTTCTTGAGGGCTTCGTAAGCAGTCGGGTCAGAATATCCTTCGGCATTTCGTCGAGGATTAGTAGTGTTCGCCATGATACAGGTACTCCTTTCTTCTAAGTTTGTTTCAAGATTGCTACGCCTTCTTTCAAGCTTTCCGGAATATCAATGACTCGCTGATTACGGCTTCCTCTGAAGTCAAGCTCCAACGATTTTTCAGACTGTACGAACGGGCCGTCAACAAGCACATCAATATGTTTCAGAAGCTCGATGCCTTGCCTGTACAAGTCTTCAAAAAGATAGCCAGTGTAACACCAAACGCTGAGCCCCATTTGATGAGCTTTTTCAGCGATCAGAGCACACTGGTAAATCTGACAGAACGGTTCACCTCCGGAAAGGGTGATACCATCTATCCAATCTTTTCTTTTTGAAATATCATCGAATATGTCTTCGATCGACACGAGTTTTCCGCCACCAAAAGGGTGGGTTTGAGGATTGTGACAGCCGGGGCAATGATGCGGACAACCCTGTGTAAATATCACATAGCGGATTCCTTCCCCATCAACGATGGACTCTTGCTCAATCCCTGAAATTCGAATCAACTTCATGCTTGACACGATCCCGCTCCTCCGCACGCTTAGCGTCATTCCACTTATCGAGAGTTCCGACCAAATATCCAGTGATACGACGAATGCGTTCGAACGGAATTCCATCAGCCTCGCTTCGTCCGCAGCAGGGGCAAACATCGTTGATAATTCCGTTATAACCGCAGACCGGATCTCGATCTACAGGATGGTTGATGCTGCCATAGCCAATGCCAGCTTCTTTCATGTGCCTTACAACCCGCTCGAATGCGGCAAGGTTCTTAGTCGGGTCACCATCTAACTCAACATAAGAAATGTGACCTGCGTTGGTAAGAGCATGATACGGTGCTTCAATATCAATTTTCTTAAGTGCAGGAAGATGATAATATACCGGAACATGGAAGCTGTTGGTGTAGTATTCACGGTCGGTAACTCCTTTGATAATTCCGTATCTTTCCCTGTCAGATCGAAGCAGCCTCCCAGCCAAACTCTCAGCGGGAGTAGCCAGACAGGTCACATTCATACCGAGTTCGGTACTCTTGCGATTGCAGTAGTCACGAATATAACCGACAATACGCAAGCCAAGTTCCTGAGAAAACTCATCTTCACCGTGATGCTTGCCGTTAAGCGCTACAAGGCACTCTGCAAGCCCACAGAAGCCGATAGACAGTGTCCCATGCTTCAAGACATCTCCAACCGTGTCATCGGGAGAAAGCCCGTCAGAGTCCATCCAGACACCTTCTCCCATAAGGAATGGGAAGTTACGAACAATTCTCGAAGCCTGAATTTTGTATCGGTCGAGAAGCTGCTGCATCGTCGCGTCAAGCATTTTATCCAACAGTTTGAAGAAAGTAAGGTAGTCACCTTTGGACTCAATGCCAAGTCGGGGCAGGTTGATGGAGGTAAAACTCAAATTGCCTCTACCAGGAGCGATCTCACGAGATGGGTCGTAAACATTTCCCATCACACGAGTTCGGCAGCCCATATATGCAACCTCTGTCTCAGGATGACCGGACTTATAATACTGGAGATTGAATGGAGCATCAATGAAAGCGAAGTTGGGGAAAAGCCTCTTAGCACTTACCTTCATCGCCAATTCAAACAGGTCATAGTTCGGGTCGTCCGGATTATAGTTGACACCTTCCTTGACTCGGAAAATCTGAATCGGGAAGATAGGAGTTTCGCCGTTTCCGAGTCCTGCCTCTGTAGCAAGGAGAAGCTGCTCGATAGCGAGGCGACCTTCCCAGGATGTATCTGTACCATAGTTAATAGAGCTGAATGGGACTTGAGCGCCTGCACGGGAATGCATGGTGTTTAGATTGTGAATCAGCCCCTCCATCGCCTGGTAGGTGTCACGAGTGGTCTTTTCCATAGCATAGTCCAGAATCCATTCCTTATCTTTCAGGTCATTGAGGCGTTCGCAGATCTCATAACCCTCTTTCAGGTACTTCTGATAGGTGTAACGGACACCCTCAGCCATAGCATAATCGAAGTCCACAACACTCTGTCCGCCATGCTGGTCATTTTGATTTGACTGGATAGCAATAGCAGCCAAAGCTGCATACGAACCAATGCTTTTTGGTGCTCTCAGATGGCCGTGCCCGGTATTGAATCCATTCTTAAAGAGTTTGCGAAGTTCAATCTGCGTGCAGGTCGTCGTCCACGCATAGAAGTCAAGGTCGTGTATATGAATCCATCCATCGCGGTGAAGTTCTGCAATTGCAGGTTTAATCAAATACTCCAGATTGTACTCCTTAGCGGTATTGGCACCATATTGCAGCATAGCCCCCATAGGGGAGTCACCGTTGATGTTGGCGTTATCTCGTTTCAAGTCGCTATCTTTTGCCTGAAGAACGGTAATACTATCAAAAATAGTTTTTACCTTTTCTCCAAATTGTTCATTCATAGAAAACCCTCCTTAAATATCATCCTGATTGCGATGCAGACTGTGTTCAGCGTCGAAACCATCCGGATACCTGGCTTTCAGTTTGTCCACATTCATCTGCATGATGGTTTCAAGGTCATACCCAATGGCGTTTGCGCTTACAGCGAGATACCAAGCCACATCCCCAAGCTCTTTAGCCATATGTGCAGTGTCCAGTTCGTGCCCCTGAAACAGATGCTTTTTCAAAATATCAATTGCTTCGCCGGCTTCTCCGTTCAGTCCCATTAAGCCATTGAGCAGAAGTCTCTCAGGCGGTAAATCTCCTGGGGCTGTGCGAAGAGCTGCCTGCTGATAATCGTTCAGCGTCATATTTTTTCCTCCTGTGATTACGATTTACCAGTGTAATAGCCTGGTTTATTTGAATATCAAGCTGACGTTGTTCTTTTGCTTCCCGCAGACGGTCACGAACAGCCTGAATATCCGCTTTTGTCGCTTCTCTGGCAAGCATGTTTTTTCTCCTTTACACAAAAAATAAGAGCCAAGGTTTAACCTCAGCTCTTACATGACTTGTTAATTTTTCGTTTTGTGGTATTTCCAGGCTTCACAAACCGTTTCTTTACATTTAGGATAATCGGAGCGTCCGCATTTGTTGCAGATAAGCTCTTTTCGTCCGAGATCCGGAATATCTTCTTCAAATTCTTTGATAACAGTTGTCCATGTGCCGTCTTTTCTTCGAACTGGACAGGACATTCTGGATTTAACTTTCATCCTTGTTACACATCCTTTCGATAACGGTCATGCAATAAGGTCTAAAGAATTTATCAAAGATTGCTACCGGCACAGTAATAATCAACAATATCCAAAATATGTCTCGAATAATTCTCATTTGATGACCTCCTTACAGTATTTTACCATAAACACAACAAAAGTAAAAGGGCTTGTTACGGCCCCTTTACCTTCGAAATCGAGTAACTTACGAAATCATGATCTTGTAGCGTTCGTTCAGCTCTTCGAACACTTCCTGATCTGCTGCAATGCTAATATGAAACTCAATCTTGCCCTTTTCGTTCAACACGGTTTGGACAGCAGGTTGAAGTTTTTCAGCAAACAGCATTCTCAAACAAGTGCCGAGTTGCCGATCATTAACTGCCAGAAAATAATTCATTGTGCGTTACCTCCTTTCATAATAGGAGGTGTATTTTTCGTGCAGTCTCAAAGAATCGCTTCTCCGGAACGATAAGTTTCCGTCCAGTTTTGATGGTACTTGCAGCCAACAGAGATCTCACTGATAAAATCATAATGAATCACTTTCTTTGATGTGATTTTTCCATCGGGTGTGTCTCTGGTCACAGCCGCGTTTTCAACTGCTTTGATAATATCAAGGAAGTCCTGCTTATAGGCACATACTTCCCGATGAGCGCAGCGAGTACATAAGGTTTCTTTTACTCCGGCATCAAACATCTGCTTTTTCCTCCTTACCAGTAATAAGCTCAGAATAAGGTAGTCTCTCAATCCAGTCGCAGAGAGTATGCCACTCATCGAGCTTGTGGTTACGACGGGACTTGTAGATGTTCGCCAGAACCTCATAGTTCAGCATGACCGTCCGCTTCTGGTTGTATGAACTGGGGAGAAGCTGGATCATCTGCCACCATGGGATCTTTGGATCATCGTAGGCATTTTTATTAAACGAATCTCTATTAAGATTTAGAATATGTATAACACCTTCTAAGCAGCTCCGCGAAACTACGTCCAAATGTTCATGGCTGAAATCCTCCAGCGTAAATTCCTTCGCCGCAATCTTGTGCATAGTCGAGCAGGAGTTGGCAACCGTACCAACCTTGTAGGTGTCGAACTCTTTCCACCAGTACAGCGGGGCGGTGATGTCAAGATAGACCGTAATCATCCGCATGAACTTGCGATGGTCAGTACCTGCGTTGCGGAGGGTAGTCATGAGGTTGAGGTCGTTAGGGCCGAGAATATATTTTGTACCAATCTCGACATCGTCAGCGTGGCAATCAGTGTATACACAATCTGCGCAATGAGCTGGACCATGCGTGGCGCAAACACCACTATCACTCTTCACCCACGAGTTCTTAGGGTTCCTCATACCACGAATGGCGTGTTCCCAGCCAATAACCTCGGTGTTTTCAATTTTCAGCATTTTCTTCCTCCGTAAGCTTCGTCCGAATTATTTCCAGAATTTCTTCTACAATCGAACGAGTGTTATTGTGTAACTTAATATAATCGGCATGGTCTTTATACCAGGCAAAAATTTCGGAAAGGTCACCTTTAATCCAACTGAATGCCCACCAGTCACAGATCATCTCAATAATGTATGGATACGGCATTTCGATAAGGATAGTTCCTTCTTTAGGTTCGTCGTTGATTAAGACCCAATACTGCCAATGATGGGGGTTTCGGTGGATATGCATAAGCCATGCCCGGTTAAACGCCTCGATGATTGCTGGGGTTTGCTCCCCATAGAAATAGTTGTCATAAGGCGTGTACTCATCTGGCGTATTCTTCGACATATCATGGAACTCAATATTTCGAGTCGCCTCCACATCTGTCAGTTCTGGAATATAAGCAGCAATCCACTGATAAGCCTTTTTTACAGCTTGCCTGTGGTTTTCCAGATATTTGTCATACTTTTGTGACATCAGATTCTCCTTTCTGATAGATAACCCGATCGCAAGCAACTTTGTTTACCACGCTGGTTGTGTAGTCGATTGTAGGGACCTCATGCTGCTTGAAATGGATTACTATGGAAAAATCAGTGATTAAATCATTTTCGAGATGCACCATCGATTCAGCTCGGTTGATAAGTTCTTGACCTGCGTCTTTTATTTGCTGAACAAGAGCATTACGATACCCATTAGCCATTTTTTTCGATCTCCTTTCTCAATTTATGAGCCATAGCCACCTGTTCCTCAAGCCCCGGCATATGAGGGCAGGGGTAATCGAGACCACAAAATAGACAAGTAACACCTCTCGTAAGAGTAAAGCATCGATTGCATAAAACCCGACAACTTTCTTTAAGTGAATCGTTTTCATTTTCGAGTTTTGAAAGCTTTTCATGGTATTCAGTCTGAAGGTCTGACAACTGTCTTTTCAGTTGTGCATTCTCTTCAGTAGCATCTGACGAAAGTGCCTTTCTGAACTCCTCAAGATTCATGTTTCTTTTCTCCTTTCAGAAATATCACTCTTGATCGAGCCGTGCCTGTTTAAGGATGCGACCAATTTCATAAACAGATTTTGCCTGTGCAATTTTTCTCTTAACTTCTTCGCTATAGCAAAGTTCCGTTGCAATATCAATCGCATCCTTTTTCTCGGCATCAAGAATTGTTTTTGCTTTCATAGTTCATTGGTTTGTGGGAATTTGTATTGCTGGGTTCTGTGAGACAGTCATTGCACGGGTCTTTGGACTCTTCAAGACCGTGGTGCTTGCACGATTTGCAATACTGGTCAAAATAGACTTCCTTTTCTTCATTCATCTGCAAAAACTCCTTACAAAATCCACATAATAAGCTTGATCGTCGCCGCTACGATAATCGCACTGGCACACAAAGACATCAGAATAGCGATAGCCTGCCCGATTTTATAAGCAAGGCTACCACTCTTCTTCGTTTCGGGACGATATAATGTATCTTTTTCGTATTCAGGCATATATTATCCTCCAATCTGAAGTCCGAGATGAGAATATAAATCTTTATAAAGGATCTTCTTCAACTCGTCCTTATACATTGTTACAACTTTGCCGTCTACTACACGGCTTACAGTTTCTCTCAAAATGGGAGCTGCTATATCAGCAGTAACCGGGGCTTTGGCATCTGCCATAATCGGTTCTGGTAAATATCCCAATGCTTCCATTTCCTTGTGCTCACAGGTCTCGACAAAAGGGCATTCACGGCATTGCTTCGTCAGTCTTGCCAACGCCATCGTTCGTCACCTTCTTTCTCAGGTATCGCTCAATGTTTTTGCACCGATTTCGATTTGAGCATCGAATGACCGTGTCGGATATGACGATCTCTTCACTCATTCCGTATGCTTTTTGCGGTCGTTGAACATCTGGATCGAAGTCCATGCAAGCAGAGCAATACTCCGCGACATCAATTGTTATCATCTTTTCTCCTTTCTCAGGCAGCTTTGGGTTTATAGCTGCCGACATACTTGGTTTCGTTGAAATTCCGCTTTTCGCTTAACGCTCGACTGATAGCCAAATCAATTCCGGAACGGGATTTCAAATGGTAGTAATATAAATCTTTGAACGGAGTATTTAAGCGATCGGTTCGCCCAGCTGACTGCTTCATAATTTTGTAGGAGTAATTCTGCGAGTAGAACACAATGGTGTCTGTGCTAATGCAGTTCCAACCTTCGGCTCCAGCAGTATACTGAACCAGATACACCCAGCTGTCGCAAGTCGGGATCGGTTGATGCTTGTGACCGTTCCATTCTGCAATCTCAACATTTTCTCCATAGTAGAGATTTTTCAGAATATCAAGCTCGTAGTCGAAATTGTAGAAGACGATCATTTTAGGATGTTTCTCAAACAGCTCCATTAGAGCGATTTGCCTGGACTCGTCCTCATTTACGATGCGTCGCCATACATAGCAGAGCTCTCCGGCGTTGACAATCGGCTCGTTTTTATATGGGTTCCAGCGAAGACGACTTGTCTCTTTATACTTCGCAACATCATAATTGACATAAACATCCTCATGGTGCGAACAGGTTTCCCGCTTGAAATCCATATCCACAAGAATGCGATTGCGAAGTCGGATGAGTCGTCTTACCCCTAAATATCTGTCTACTTTTGGATACTTTCCGTTTACCCAAGTCATGACCATGTGTTCTTCTTTGAAGGCAGTCCGGTTTTTATAAAAGCCATTTGCAACAAAAACAGGAATATAATCCTCCCATGTGTCTCCTGGGGTGGCAGATAGTAGAATCCATTCGTTAAACTTGGCAATTTTCAGGAATGCCTTAACCCATGCTCCTGAACCAACAACACGCTGCTCGTCAAATATAAAGAACGCATCCGTAACCGTTGCATACTTCCCGATATTGTTCCAGGAATCAACGATGACCTTATTTTTATAGGTATTGACTTCTGCATGAACGGAGAGAAGGAAGGGCGAAAGCTCACCCTCCCATTCTAAAGTGTCTCTTTTTCTCGCCGTGGTGATGATGTACAGGTCTTTTGGCGTATCTGGCATCCGAATATAATCCTTTGTGCCGAGCTTACCGCCATTTTGCTTGTAGTAGTAAGCCAAAGCTGTTCTGGATTTGCCACTGCCAACTCCACCACAGAGAATACAGCCGTTTTTCATTCTCTCGACAGCATCTAATTGGTAGTCTCGAAGTGATATACCTGCCATCAGCGCCCTCCGAAGATCCGACGCAGCACCCAGACATTAGAAAAATACATTGGCGTAAACCAGTAGTTCTCTTTATTGTCGTTGTCCGTAATCGGTTCTGTCAGAGAGTTTCCGACCTTTACATATCCTGCTACCCCCAAAAGTGAAAGCTGAATATAACACATAAGCGCCACCGTTTCATCAATATCCTGTGCAACGACGAGAAGATGATTTTGGTAGTTCAGGTTTGCTTTTTCCAACTGCTTCCTTGCAGCGTGGATTCCGGCAATCAATGTGGCTCCAGCTCCGCAGCAAGGATCGTTAATTGAAATATAACCGTCCTGCTCTACTTTTTTTACCGTGTCGTCCATCGTCATTTCAGCCATTAGCTCGCAGACATGATACGGCGTAAAGATCTGTCCATTATGCTCGTTGCCGAGATTGAGAGACATAAAAATGCTGCCCAGAAAATCTTGCTCCGGATTTTCCTCCAAAGCCAAGACCGTCTGAGCAGCCAGTTCAGGAAACAACTCTTGCTCCTGCTTATTGTACTTTTTGATGACTTCCAAATATAACGCTTCTCGCTTATCCCGGTGCTCCTTATCGAGAGGATTAGATAGTGAACAAGCGAACATAGTAATAAAGTCACGCCAAACATCCCAAGCCCGATGTCGGTTAGTCAATCGTCCGAATGCATCTAAGAAAGCTTTTTCCGGAGACAAAACCTTTTTGCATTTTTTCCCAGCGGGCTTTTTTTGCTTTGGCGTTTCTTCTTCTTTCTCAGGCTCAGTCGTTTGCGGAAGCTCTTCCACCGGCTGATGAGGAGCAGTCTGAGTAACTGCTTTAGATTTAGTAGCCTTTTTGCGTTTCTTCTTTTTCTGCCACAACATGGCTTTACCTCCTTTCGGTTATTAAAGAGAATAAGGCTGTTTCCTCTTACCGTCATAGGCGCGCACACCTAATCGAGACCTTACTGGACATTTAACCAGACATGTACTAAGCTGGCACCTATTCACCTTTAGAAGGGCATCTCCTCAGGACCCTCCGTTTCGGCATACTTTTCAGCGAATTCGTCTTCTTCAATGGTGACATACATCGTCTTAAGGTATGCCTTGACGCCAGTCTTACCATTGACCTCCCAGTTGTAGGGACGGATAGTCAGGTCGACATTGCGGATCTCTGCGAAGTCCAGAGTTCCGATAGACTCCTCATCCAGCTGAGTCTTAGCTCGACGAGTAATCATAATAACCTTCGGGGGGATGTTGTCGAAGCTGACCGCCACCTGAATATAATGGCGAGGAGCCTCGTCCTCATCACGAGGAGCCAAAACACGAACATTCCAGCCATCCTCAATAAGCTTCTGCGCCATATCGGGATCTTCAATGACCACGCAGAAATTGCGGGAGCCAGCACGATTATACTTGGACTCCTCACCCTTAAAGTTGCGGAAGATAATTCGAGCATTCTCGATGATGATGTTGTCTACTGCTTTGTAAGCCATAATTAGTTTCTCCTTTCAATTTTTGCGTTTATCGCATGGAAATGGACAAGTCCTGCACTCCTCATTGGGAATACAGGACTCGGTAGAATCAGCCGTGCACAAAATATAAATGAACACAGCAATTAACAGAATTAAAATCATAAGCATTACCTCACATCAAACGGCGTAGTATCGTCCTCATGAGGCTCGCCAGCTCCGAACCACGGTGGTGTGTTATCCGAAACATACGGTTCGTCCGCCGCAAAGCGTTCGAAGTCACCATAAACAGACAGAGACTTGACTGCTTCGTCTACCATGTTGTTGTAATAACCACGGTCAATGTCACTCTGTTTGTCCAGCTGCTTGACCATCTCGGACTCAAGCCAGCGGAAGCCCTTAGAACCCGTAGCAGCAGCGTAACCCTTTTCACCGGTCTTCTTGTTTTCAGTCTCACGAAGCAGAATGCCACCTCCGCAGCCAGGCTTAATCGGGCAGAACTGCCCAACCTTTCCGATGAAGTGGTAGTCGTGACCCTTGGCAATTTCGTCCGTTAGTTCTTCGACACGCTCACATTCAGTGGGCATCGGCTCAGTCATGCGTTTAGAATCGGTAATCTGTTTCCACAGTTTATCTCTTTCCGCTTCAAGGGCACTTACATCCGGCAAAGCTTCGTTCATGTCGAGATAGAGCGAAGAAGTTACAGACTTAGTTTCACACATATCCTCGAACTCAATGTTCTCTTTACTGAAGAGCGTCTTGAAGACATAAGGAATCTGGAACTGAGTACCTGTTGCTGTCCATGAATATGGATGCTTTTTGTTCTCTTTGCAAATATCCTTTGCAGAGTCGATGTACTTTTGCCCGTACAGGTCGCAGCACTTCTCAACCGTAGCATATCGAGCAATATAAACTGCATCGTTCACCAGACACATACGGTCATAGGTTGCTTCGTGTTCGAAGTTGTACCCATACAGTTTGCCGTATTCAGTCACGAACTTGATGATCTCAGGCGTTGCATCCGGAATCTTGATTGAATCGGTCTTGATGTGCGCTACTGTAAAGCCCTGGCTCTGAACGGCGTGCTTGAGGTTAACCATGAACAAAGCTCCACGCTTCGCAACGATATTGTCCTTGTTGCGATTATCTCGGAACGGATTTTCAAATCCGGCTGAGGTTAGACCGTATACGGAGTTGATCGCAATCTTCAGAGCCTGTGCCAAATCAGCCGCGGCGTTTTCGTCTGTCAGGTATTTAGCCAATGCACCGCCCAGCATTTTCTTTGCTTTATCAAAGTCTTTATGCTTGATAGCAATACGAGCCTGAAGGATTTCATTGAACCGCTTTGTGTACTCCGGTCCGAATAGCTCTTCCGCTACAATACTGCTCGGATGCATCGAGGCAATATCCAGCAGGGCAATATTACTGTACATGCCGGGTTCAGAATATACATAGCCGCCCTCGCCAACTTCTTCGCCTCTATAGACAGACTTGCCGCCCTCGAATGTGTAACCCGGGAAAATAGGACGATGGTTTTTATCGAACTGGGTGAACTCGTCATAATCTTCAAGCCCCATCGTGAAAGGGAGATCTGCATTAGCGTCGAAGATCTGACTCTCATCGCCCATAAAACGATAGTTGAACTGATCCTGAGGCTTGCGGTTGTTGCCGAATATAATCCTGGTAGTCAGAGAGTTTGTCGTATCATTGACCGACATCCCCGCCACATCTGCCAGAATCTGGCGAGCTGTGAAGTCAGCCTTACGAGCATTAAAGGTTGCTTCTGTTGCAATAACATCGTTGTCGCAATACTCGGCAACCTTCGTCCAAAGCTCCTCCGGTACAGGCTTGTCCCAGGGCAGACCAAGTTCCTGATGGTGAATACCCAGTTCAATCTCGAATTTCTTCAGAGACTGTTTCTTACTGGAGAAATCATACACATCCGTATACGATACATTATAGGCTTCACCGAAGAAGCAATTTGCGCTGCCGTTAATGATCTTAGTCGAGAGATTATAAAGCTGCTCGTTCGTATACCCCATCAACCTGGCATAGAGAATATGATTATCGTACCGGCGGCAGTTGAAACCAACCAGACGGAATCGCATCAACTCCTCGATCTCAGTCGGAGTAGGGTTAATCATACGAACCACAGGCTTGCCTTCACCCTCGATTTTCCAGTTCACAAGAAACAGATTAGGAAACACCTCAACATCGTAGAACACGAGCTTAGCATCATCGTTTTTTGCTCCTGCTGACTGGTCTGCGGATTTGAACTGCATCTTGTTGACAAGCTTGATGCAGTAATCTGCCTGATGCGTACTGCTTGCTGCAAATGCCAAAACAGCATTGCGCATATCTGTCACATCGTAATTGAGTCCGCTTGCATAAGCATCCTCAAGAATTTTGTAAATGAAGTCGATACTGGGCTTTGTTGCCGGATGGTATTCTTTATTCAGATTTCGCTTGATTTGCGTTCTAAGCCCTTTCTCGCTCTTCACCCCTTCAAAATTTATCACTTGCTTTTCTCCTTTCAGTGGTAAACCAGAGTTGATCGTTGCGATGGGCAAATCATTACACTTTGTCAGTTTCCTGCGCAGCGAGCTTTTTCCAGTGAAGACTTTCACTTCAATGTGATCGTCATACACTCGGCTGAGCTTACTGACATCACCGGCATAAATATAATGAAGGTGGATGCCCTGACCGCTTTTGCTGAGTTCAGCATAGGTCGGCGGCCATTTACTCGCTTCTTTGAGATTCAGTTCAAAAGACTTATTACCATCCTTATCCTGAATATCAAAGTCGATAACAATGTGGTTCTCCGGGACTTTCACATAATGCAATCTGGATGTAGACAGGTCACTCAGCTTGGTAGAAACTTCATCCCATTTGGAAGTCGGCGTTTCTTTAGCTGAAGCATACTGAGCAGGACAATCCGCACATTCTCGGTCAAATACTGATTTTTGTTTTAAGAACTCGATCAGCTTATGCTCAGGCTCTTCTTGCTCAGTAAGCGCCTTATCCTCGAATTTCTCGGTTCGGAAGCCGATGTAATAACTCCGCACACGAGTTCCATCATCGAGATTGAACCTCTCCTTGTAATCCCGGAAATAGTTTTTCAGTTCTTCCTTAAATATCCTCTGAGAGAATGGGAAGGTAACTTTTGCCTCGTCGCAATAGGTTTTATACATCTCCCATGAGGCTTTGAGAGTTGTCCCGTCTTCTTTCTTGAAGACATGGTAAGAATCGATAATGAAGTTATAGAAATCATTAGATGCACCGAGCATCGTCACGGGAATATAATCATCGTATCTGCCCGGATTCTCCAGATAGACTTCCTGACAATGATAAGCAATGGCACCGAGTTCGAATTCAATTTGCTTTGTCACTGCCTTGTATTCCTTGGGGCTCAATTTATTTCCGGAAGGAGACACATCGATCAATCGTCTGATAAGACCTGACTTTGCGTCCGTAATCTTTACCGGTTTATTGGTACCCATGAACAGGAAGCACTTGAAGCGGTTTGCGTAGGTCGATTTGAACTTTTCGTTCACTGTCATCAGCTCATGCGAAACCAAACTGTTCAGCCGGGTATTATCCTCAATGCGGGACAGATCGCCATCATGCTGAATCGCCACAAGCGGGTTTGTCTTAAATGCTTCCAATGCAAAGGAGTTACTTGATGAACCCAGTGCTTTAGCATCGAAGACGGAGTAATATCCTTCAAAGAGCTGCTGAACGATGTTCAGAACCGTAGACTTACCCGTACCTGCCGCACCGTACAAAACCATAAATTTCTGCAATTTCTTCGACTCTCCACAGACGATGGAGCCAATAGCCCATTCAATCTTCGTTCTTTCTTCTTCAGAGTAGATCGTGGACATCAGCTTGTTCCATGCATCCGTGGTTCCTTCTTCAAGAGGATAGTTCAGCCGTTTGCTTGCATAATCTTTTTTGTTTGTAGGCGTATTGGAGAATATAAGTTTCTCATCGAGCATGTGGAAGGAGTCTCTCATTTGCTTCTGACAGTATTTATGCCACGAATCGATCATCCCGGATTCGGAATCCCACATATGCAGGACCTTAATACTCGAATCGAAGTTTTTGCGGTTTTCCTCTGCATACTTGTCAAGTTCCCGGTCAATAAGCTGGAGCGCATCCTGCTCATCTGTAGACCATAAACCTCGATCTTCTAACCAAATGGCATAGAAGTCACCGCCTCTAATCATCAGGTCGGAGCTTTTCTTAATGATAAACTTCGGATAGATTTCTATTACACCACGCTTCGTACTACGGGTCGAAATCATTAAAAAGTCGATCATCGAAGTTCTTTAGTCTCCTTCCGTTTTTCTAAGCTCCTTGATTTCGTTTTTAAGGTTCCCGATCTCATCACGCATACTGCGAATCTCCAAGTCCTGGATAAGCATGTTCACAGTCATAACTGTGGCGACCATGACGGTGCTGCGATTGAAAGACCTCTGCTTTCTGAGCGTCTTAGCAAACACACGCATCGCAGTTTCAGAGCAGCGAAGACTGCCGAAAATATAACGAATCATTTCATCCATGTTTCTTTTCTCCTTTCATGTCGGCAAGAAATTGATCGATCGTTTCAAACTTCCAAGCCTTCGGCTCTCTCAACGAAAATATAAATTCCTGTCCGTTGGTTTTGCGAATTCGAATGCTGTTTTTACCATTTGGGAAGTATTCTTTTACCTCCTTTGCCTGGTCGGGTAAGCATGTCTGAAAAAACCCGTACACTTGCGTATGAATCATGATAATTCTCCCTCATAGGATGCTGTCCAAATACCAATTCATCTGCCACCAGATTTCAACAGTTCTCATGTCATACTTGCAGCGTTCGACGGTAAACAAACCGCCTTCGCCATTTCGCTTGTATTTGCGGTTCATAAATCGAGATATCACATCGTCCGTATACGCCGCATCAAATCGAGAATCACTCATCGACCCTAAACCCAGACTGACAATCATGTTCCAGAACCACTGTCCCATGCGATTGCCGATATCTGGGTCGGTCATAATATGTTCTTCGCAACGAAACGCCAAGGCAATAAGCATCTCCAATACACTGCAAGGGCGGTTATCCAGATAACTGGCAATCATAGAACCCTCGTATTCTTTTTCATAACCAAAACGATACCGGAGGTCTATCCCATCTTCTGCTCGATTTCCGTCCATCGGCAGCATATATTGAAAATCAATATTATGCAGATGACGAAGAAGCTTCTGATAAGACAGCCTCCGGCTATATCGTTCGTTACATACGAGCTGACACATCCACTCAAAATATTCATTGTTCAGCTCAATTTCAGTCATTCGATCCTCCTATTAGTAGTTGGAGCCTTCCGCCACATCGGAGAAAGAACGATTGTCTCTGAGAATTTCATAGTCACATCTCAGGCGATCGTTACGAATAAAGACCGAATCATCCTCATACTCTCCGAAATGTTCAGCAAAGTCCTCGCCAACAGTGTCCTCAATATCCTCGACGACTTCATCTTCATCGTCGGCAAGGACTCCGTCACCAGCATAATAGACCAGACTGATCTGCGTGTAATTGTCATTCTCACCATAATTGTCCGGAGAGATGACATAAGGTTCATTGGGCATAGGATCATCCTTTTTTTCTTCAGTATTTTTCTTGCTGTGCTCCGTGTAATTGGTATAGCCCTCTTCCTGAAGCTTAGCAGCATAATTCACCAGGTCGGGTTTCAGCTTGGCAATATCTGCCTTATGCTGATTTTCCTCCTGCTTTTCATTGCCCTTTTCATTCTTGGCAATATTAGTGTTTACGGGCTTTCTTTCGGCAAATGCCGCTTTCACAGAATCGATCTCTTCCTGTGCAATCTGCTCGTAATACCGTCTAAGACAAAGCCATGTCGCTGCGGCGCCTACTGTGGCTCCAGCCAGAAACATAGCGAAACCGGTTTTACTCATCTTCGTATTCCTCCTCGTCAGTTTGAATTGTGACAACAGTAATGGCGAGACCTCCGAACAGCAATGCTGCACTCAGGAGAATCCCGCCAGTAATGTGTCTTTTCCGCCGACTGTCCAGCATGGCGTCGACGGTTGAGATGAAATCATCCAAAATATCCATCATTTACTCCTTTCCACCAGAGAGAACAGCAATGCCTCCTACGAGACAAAGCCCTGCCATAGTGGAAAGAATGTACGAAAACAAAGCTTTCATTTTATGTTCTCCTTTCAGTCATAACTCGAAAAGTAGTGACAACACTCCTGAAACAAAGGCTCACCATACTTACTGTATCCTCCGGCCATGAAGAACACACAATCGTAATTTGTCCGTTCCAAAAGTTCTTCCTTTACCAACTCAACAATCTCAGGCATGACATAACAACGGTCAATCCTGCTGTTCCACATTACGCTGAACTGATTGGGTTGATAAACAACATCGTACACAGTATCCGGGAAAGATGTATGGTCAATACGGTTAAGAATTGTATCAATGACTAAGCGTTTTCCCAGTTCTGTTTCTCCTTCAGCTTCACCCATGGTTACGAGTGCTATGAGGTCGATTTCCTCTTGTGTAAGAGGGTAGTCTGGCTCTTTCTCAACCTCAGGCGTTAAGTTAGGAGATTCCATCAGGAGATCAGCCATAATCATCGGCTCTGCCTCCGCAAGAACCGGATAAGATTGCTTAATCTCCAATGTTTCTTTATCTGTAGAGCGAACCACGCCGCATACTGCAAAACCAACAAAGAATATCATGCAGAGAACGGTGGCTATCGCTCGTGGTTTGATGCGCATTGTTAAAACTCCTTTACATTAAAAATATCACCCCCAGTCCAGGTCTGAAGGTGATTGATTACATCTTTTCCCAGATGTTGCCCTCAACATTGAAATCGAGAAGAAGCGCAGGCTCATGACGACCATCCTCGGTCTCACGCTCTACCTCAACGATTCGGAAATTAACGTAGCCGTCCGGACCATCCTTTGTCCAACCGACAATCTGACCAGCAGGGGTACGAGGAAGATCAAGATCGTCCAGAACCTCATTCAGGAAGAGGTGACCACGGGTCTGAAGCTTGTCATTTGCAAATGCCTGCTGTGCCTTAAGGAACATGCGGTTGTAATCGGGATTGGTTTCGTAGTTGCGGCTCTTACTGTCGAAATATACAGCATAATCGCTCTGGAGATTAGGGTCGGCGACCATCACAGTCTTCTTGACCTTCTTCTCCTTTCCGGTCTCGGGATCAACTTCGATTTCCTCGAACTTCTTTGCCTTAATACCATACTTGAGTTCGGTATCGACCTGCTCGCCGAAACGCTCGATAACTCGACCACGATACTCCTTGAAGCTCTTATCGATTGCAGCATAAGCAGCACCAAGAGCCACATTGCGTTTACGCAGAATATTGTTAGATGCCAGAATACTGGTGATGGACAGAGTGCCAAGAATAATGGCAGGACCATAAAGCTTTGCGAGCTTCATTCCGGTCTGAGCATAGACCTCAACCGTGTCCTTCTTGCCATCCTCGTTCGTATACTCATGACCATTGATTGCACCGGTCTCCATTCCATCATGGATGATATCGAGAGTACCCTTAGTTTCATCGAGAATCTCTGCTACCTTAGTGGTGGCCTTGCAAGCGAGAACGGCACTTACGACCGTACCGGCAATACCAGCCACAACGAGAATCTCGGGGCTGTGCTTCTTGAGCTTCATAACGGCCTTGGAAGCCACGCCGTTCACGCTCTTCATAATTTCAGTTTTATTTTTCATGGTTTGTTATTCTCCTTTTCAGTTTTTAGAGTTGATTTCAGCACCACAGGCAGCGTATCCAGCCAAATCGACATAGCTGTCGTCCGTAGCCGTTCCTGTCCTGATTCGTGCGATCTTAAGAAGCGCCATCATCATGGCAACATCATTTGCGGTAAATTCAACGCCTTTATAGACGCTCCAGAAGCCTGCAATAGCAGTGAAGTTATCTTCCGGAGAGCCGTATTCGTTCTCTCTCTGCCCACATACGCAAGCCTTTGCTTTATCGAGAGTCTCAGATCTGGTCATCATCTGCATCCTCCTCATCTGTAGAAATAAACGGAATATAGTCACGCTTACGCTCCTTAGCAATTACCTGACAGCCGCACATCGGGCAATCAAATGTGTCATATAAACTTTCTTCGGCAGTAGAGCCAAAGGCAACTGCCAAACCAGTCTTTCCGTTATCACGAGCAATATAATGTCTCTCGATAATGGCATTGAATTTAGTGCCACAAATTTTGCATTCAAGCATTATTTTTCTCCTTTCAATTCAGCGGGATAGCACGAGGCAGCTTCAGAATATAACCATCTCGAACTCGTACCGCAGTTGCACCGCCAATATTTGTCCAACCATAGCGGTTCATAGTGAAGTTATCATTGGGAACGCGAGCGAGATCATAGAAATCGGATACGCTCACCGTTCCATATTGACTGATGATATCGTTCATTGCATCGAGAACCGCTTCTGCGTCTCCACGGGTATCGAAGAGAATATCATCATAATCAGGCGTATTGCGTCTATTGCCGGCAGAACCAGCACGCACTCTGTCTGCGCCTTGATCGTAGTAGTTTCGATAAGACACCTTAGACGCCGTTCCGTTTTTCTTGCTGCGACCTGCTTCGCCGTACAGGATCATATCGATACCGGTAGTGACAATGTCAGAAATCGCTTTCTTGACAGCAGGCACAATAACCTCCATCAAAATATAAGATTTGACATTGTTTGCATCTTCTGCAATAAAGACATCTGCGAATTTTTGCATCTCGCCTTTTTTTCGAGTTTTTGCAGCCCCGGTAATAACCGCCTCGACTTTCTTTTCTGACTGTTGCTCCTGACGAGCCTTATCAGAATTAGATTTGTAATCTTCCACTGGGTGATCTCCTTTCTTATGCCGGAATCAGCTTACCGGGCAGAGTAATTTTTGTGTTCGGCATCAAGCCGTTTTCTTTTTTATATCGATAGGCGAGATTGCTCTTCGCTTTCGCTTCCGTCGGAGCAACAGTAGTTGCCTTCCAACGATGCTGAACGCAATCATCGAATCGCATAACAGGACCGTCATATTGATACTGCTGCATATTTTTTCCTCCTTTCGAGAGATAAAGAAAAAGGGAAAGCACCTTGTTACAGGTACTCTCCCTTATCCGAACTTCTCAAATTCGCATTTTCAGTTGTCTTCAGTGACAACATCGGATTCTTCCAAGATAACCGTCTTCTCCTCAGCAGCCATCTTCTTCTGCTCGATCTGGGCTTTGATGTTTGCAATTACCGGCTTTGCTACATACTTGTAGACGACCACGCCTACAACTACGCTCAAGCCGATACCAGCAGCAATCTTTACGCCCTTGCTCAAGCCAGCGTTCTCGATAACCTCTTCGGTAGCTTCAACGACCTCGTTGTTCATAATCTCATTGTTGTTCATTGTGAAATCTCCTTTCAAATGTGTGAAATTGTGGAATGTTCTTCCATTAAATAAGTTGTAAATTTCGCGCGGTAGCTTACTGGTAGTCATAAACCGGAGCAACCTGATAATCAATCACCAGGCAGGGGGTACCGTTTGCATCCAGCTGCGATGAGAATGCAAGGTCAATGTAACCCTTATCGATGTTCCATCCGAGTATATCGCCCATCTTAGTTCCATCCAAACCGAGTTCGTAGTAGAAATCGTTCAGCGTGACATACATTTCGTCACGCATCTGACGATTCAGTTCATTCATGACCCGGGTGATTTTGTCTCTGTCAGACTTGAAATATCGTCCGGACAAGACATCATAGCAGATCGTGTTGCCGCCGCTTTCAGTGAGAATCACTTCTCGAACAGGGTTCTTAACCATCTTGTCTTTCGACACAGAGTCTCGAATGGACTGTTCCTTTTTCTCACCAATTGTCTCAACGACTTTTTCCTGATACTCCTTCAAAGTAGACTCTGAAAGGGTATACGCAGTTGCCAGAGCAGCATTCCGACGAAGATTAGTCGAGCTTGCTCCAATTAGGCAGAAGACCGAGATGGAGCCTACAACGGCTGCCGGAATATAACAAGGCCAAGCCGTCTTGATGATATCCTTCGGCTCAAGTCTGTCCGTATATAGCTCATCTTTTTTTTCTTCAAGCAGAATCAGGGCTTTTGGTGTTGCTTTTACCGCCATAACAGTGGTGGTAATCATGCCGGCAATTCCAATACCGGTGAGAATTTCAGGACTATGTTTTTTCATTGCCGTCCGTACACTCTTGGCAATGCTTGCTAAACTTTGTTTAGGCATGATTTTCTCCTTTCGGTTAAACAAATAGTAGACTTAATTCTTCAGCTGTTTCGACCGCATTCTGAAATATAAAGCTACGCTGCTCATCCTCGCCGTAACAAGCATACATAGCCATCTCGAACATGAAGTTTTCGATGATGGTGATTGGATCGTCGAAAGGCTTGTCCATGATTCGATCACAGATTTCATATGCAGCCCATTGCTGATATGACCTTTTTCTGAATTCATACTTTGGCCATGTGAAGGATGGGCTGAACAGATGTTCATCAACATATCGTTGAATAATTGAAACAGCCGTGCTTGTATCACACATATCGTTCGAATAAAGAAGAGCCCTTGTTAGGACTCCTCCTCATCTTCTTCATCGCTAAGTGCGGCAAGCTTCTCATTGATGCATTCATCAATTTTTTCTTCCATCTTCTTCTCGTTCACCCAGTCAGTGAGGAGCGTAGCCCCCATACCTACTGCGGTAGCGACAAGACCCAGGATTTTAACTAATTTTGCATTATTCATAAAGCGAAACCTCCTTTTCGTTTTCATAAAGTGAAATGTATTTTTTGCGAACTTACAGATCTTCCATCCACTCGGCTGTCGGCTCAAAAACCATGTCGATGACATAGATCTCCATGCCGTCATCCAAAGTGAGTCGGTGATGATTAAAGTCGATCCAATAAATATCACCATTACAGTTTGACCATCCAACAGCGTCTCCGAGTTCCGTCTTTTCAAGTCCAAGAAACTCATAAAAGTCGTTAAGTGGGATGACCCCTGCGAACATGAAATTGCGGTTCAGATGGTACTCAGCCTGAATGACCTTTTCGATGGTTGACTCAAAATATCTCTGCGAAAAGCTATCGTAAAAAGTGCGGGAGACTTCTGGTTCCATGCCTTCACCAAAATCGAGGGAAGAATCGTACCAACCTCCATTCGCAGATATGCTGATGTCCTTGCACTTTTCTTTGGCGATAGAATCTATGATGGCATTATGAGCTTCTTCGCCATAGAGTTCTTTCAGCTTATCTTTATACTCCTTATAAGAACTTTGGACGAGCGCATACGCACTTGTTAGTGCTGCCTGTTGGCGTCGGTTTAGGGCATTGGCACCCATAATGCAAGCGATAGTAGAAGCTCCAAATGCTACTGCCGGAATATAACATTTCCATGCAGCGATGAACGCCTCTTTCTTGGTGTACGCATATGGATCGCCATCATGCTTTTTGCGACTGTCTGCATAAACTAACGCTACTGCTCGTGGGGTCGCTTTGGCTGCGGCGATTGCAGTAACCACAACGCCGGCTGATGCTACAAAAGACAAAGCAACAGGCGAGTATTTCCTGATGCAAAGCCCTGACTTATGCAGCAACTTTTGAATTGCTTGGTTTTTGCTCATGTCTTTTCTCCTTTCATGTTTTTGTTATTCCATAGCCCTTAGAAGGTCTAAAATGTTAGCTGCCATTTCACTGGCAGATCGGAGCATAAGACTTGTGTTTGGATTCACCCTCGCATACTTAGCTGTCTTCATCATGAATTCGTGCGTGAGCTTACAGAATTCATCAATAGACCCTTCTTTTCGAGGGTAAATCCGTTCGGCGATAAAATCTCTGAGCTCGTCGACAGCCCATTGTGAGTAACTCGCTTTTTTATAATCTTCAGTCCATTTACCAAACAAAGGCGGCAGCCAAGCGTCCATGCGGTACATGTCATACAAGATTAAATCAAGCTGATCGATGCTCATGTCTTTTCTCCTTTCATGCGAAAATAAAAAGCAAGAGAGACTGTATCGGATTCGAACCGACGACCTCCACGGAAGTGTGGCGCTCTACCAACTGAGCTAACCCGTCTCTCATAATAAGACTTGTAAATTTCGCGCGGCAAAAGAAAAGAGCCGTTGTTAGCAGCTCCTTTCAGATTTTACAAACCAATACTTTTCAGGATTTTAGTAAGTTCATCTTTCTCAAGATCGGCATCTATATCCAGATGAACATGTGTCTTTCCGTCAACGACTGTGGCTTTTACCTCGTTCAAATTCAGTTTTACATCATAACCAAATTTCTTTCGGATTGCCAAACTCGCCAATTTCGAGATAATGCTCGTAGTGAATTTAGAACCAATTTTCATTTCGTCCATGCTCCTTTTACTCCTTTCAAATAGCATCGTTTTCCATAACAGGAGCTGTAATTTTGGCGAAAAGAAAAGAGCCGTTGTTAGCGGCTCAATCCTCAATAAATCCAGTTTTCTTTTGCAAAGAACAACGGTATTGCGATAAACGCAAAGAATACTAACGCTGTTGCATCTTTGTCAATAAGTACCGGTAAGTACCCACAAATAAGTAATACTACAGCATATAGCTTGTTCTTTAGTGTTTTCATAATCCATGTCTCCCTTCAAAATTCAATGGTTTTCATAAAGGGAGATGCGTTTTTTGCGCCTAAATATCTCGTCTATCGAATACGGTTTCCCATCGTTCTTTCTGAATAGGCTTCATTTTTAATGCCCACATAATTTGGCGAACTGTTACAGTAGGATATAGTCCGTCCGTACACACCCCAGCCCTCATTTCAAAGTATTCTCGAAAATCAGGGTGCAAATATAAAGCGTCAGTAATCCAAGGGTCAACTTCGCTCCACCATGTACTTTTCGTCTCGGGGTCAAATCGTTGCTGAATTACTGCTAAACCTTTTTCTTCGATTTTGTATAGGGTACAGCTATTGTAAACCGGATGCTCACAAATATAACGCTCGCCATACAAGGACAAGTAAAATTCCGGTTTATCAAAGTGGTATCGCACATTCATCACCTATAAAAAGAAAAGAGAAAGAGCCCTCGTCAGGACTCCTTCCCCTTTGCTAATAGTCTTAATTAGTCGTCGCAGATCTGATCTCTGGTCGGATATAGAGCATCATATTCTTCATCGTTCTCCATACCGTAATGCTCTAAATCGACGGAGTGACCGCAAGCCGGGCATACTAAAGTATCTTCCCACTCGTCTTCAAATTCCATAAGTCCTCCGCATTCACTGCAAATATACCGTCCAGTAAGTAAACCGTCTCTCTGCGCGTCGTTAAAAAAGCTCATTGCAAATTACCTCCTTGATATTGTGTGGCACTATTAAGTATAGCGGCCATCAGTATTTTATCAAGAGATAAAAAGCACTTTTACATCTCTCACAATAGCCCTTGTAAATTTCGAGCAGGAGAAAAACGAAGAGAACGTGTTGTATACACGAACTCTCCGCTTTTGGAACCGGTTTATTTCTTAGTCGGTCTGAATCGACTGAATAAACCTCTGAATGTCTGAGAGGTGAAAGTTCCGTCCTGTTCGAACTTGAAACCTCGTTTCATCCAAACGCCGTAGAACATCAACGGCAGCACCAGCTCAGCGGCAGCCATACCAAATCTGAAGTATCGATCTTTGACAGACTCTGCCATTTGAGCCGTCTTAGACTCCTGATCGATTTCACGGTTCTCGATCTTGTCCAGACGCTCATAGGTATTCTTATCCTCTTCGAGCTTCAGTTTGTACAGCTTCGTCAAACTATCCACTGCTGTGGTATGCTCCTGGCTTCCGAATTCGAGAGATCCCAAGCGCTTAATTTCGGCTTTGATCTCCTCTTCCAACAAACTTCTGTTTTCTTCACCCATATTCGTTTCTCCTTTCGTTTTAATAGGGTTCCATAAAAGGAAGTGTTATTTGTGCGGAATAAAGTCTTCACACTTCACTTCCAATAGGATAGTTCTTTGAGCTATAATTTCATTAACGCTCTTTTTCAGTTCAAGAAAAAGATAGGGTCCGTCCGGATCAGACTTGTCAATACGCAGAAAACCAACTGGATGTTTTCGGCGAATGATAGATGAGACGACAAACCCAATCATAATTCCGACAACTACATAGACAACTTCCACGGTGATCTCCTTTCAAATTGTTTTTCAAAAATTTCAACCCGGGGATTTTTCCAGATACTAATTTAACACAGATACCCGTCACCTCCGTCCGGTTTTAATCTAAGTTAGAAAAAGAAAGAGCCAATGCTATAGTGCATCAGCTCTCACTTCTCCATAAAGGACACTGTTATTCTTGCGAACCCTCGTAGACGATCTTCTTCCGTAAGTCAGACCAAGTTATATATCGGTCTTTACGGCATACGGGGCAATAAAACTTGCTTACTTTCCCTCCGATGTCCGTAAGTTCGCTGCTATCAGCCTCAAGTCTACTCTGGCAATTCGGGCAGTTGAAGCGATAGACTTTTTTCACTGCAATATCTACAATCTTCATTACCGTCTCTCCTTACTAAGCAGCCAGAAAAACCGTCTGTACAGGTCGTAATAAACATCCTTACAACATGGGATACCGGTTCTGGCTTTCAGATGGTCGTATGAAATACCCTCCGTTATAGCTTCTAAAATATAACACGAAAGCTCTTCGTCCGTTTCTTTTGCAACCCGTTCCACCATCTTCATACGATCGGCATAGTACAGCCTCTCATCAATGTGCTTGGTAACGGGATCACTAACAACATTCGTTTTGCAGGGCGGCACTAATTGAGGCCATGAACCCGGATAGTCTATCAACGAATTGTACGCATGACGCCACAACGGGTATTGCAAGCAGAAATGCTTCAATTCGTAATAGCGGTGTTTCTCAATCCAGTAACGATTAGTCTCGGAAAGTTCTGGTCGTATCAATGTACTCATGCGCGTTCACCCCTCCATATATAGCCGGTCTCCTGCCAGAGGAGCTTAGGCGAAATATAAAAGTTGATGCGTCCATACTTAGAGTTCATTTCCTCCAAGTTCGTAACGAGCTTTCCACTCCGAGTAGCTTTTCCGATTGGTAGCCACCCAGATACGATGCCGGCTCGAACCCAGGATGCGTCTTTCCCGTAGACTCGTGCTGCAACTGCCACCGGGACAGATCCCGATGCAAATATAATTTCTTCCATTGGCGTTTGCCTCCTTTCAATCGCTATTTTAGGTTAGGAACGGCTGTTAGTAAAAACAACCTCGGTGAAAACAAGCGCCAGCGAATCATAGTCATTTCGCAAGGATAATCTTCAAATCCAAAAGTCTCACAAGTAATAAGACCTTCGAGCACACCGATAATAATGTCTGCTTCATACTGTTTATACGGAAATATAAAGTCAGGAAGCTCCCGGTGGACTGCATGGCAGTTACAGCACCGAAGTCTTCTGATAGCCACCCATTTTTTGTTGCCGAATTTCGTCCGTACCAATCTTTGAACATTATCGTAGTATTTAAGCTGCCCTCCACATTTGGGGCAGATTGATTGGTTATCACTAATCATATATGCTTTCCCTTTTCTCTGATTAAAAAGTTTGAATGTAGGAGTTGACATTCCTACACTTATGATATATGATTACTAATAGCAAATCAATGGGGGAAGGTGATAATAATGCTGATAAAATGCCCTGAATGTGAATTACAAGTAAGTGACAAAGCAATTTCTTGTCCTCACTGCGGATTTCCATTGCAACCAAATATAAAACCAAGAAAACCTCGAAATAAGAACAATAAACGCCGTAGACTGCCAAACGGCTTCGGGCAGATCAGTGAGATCAAGAATCGGAATCTCCGCAACCCATTTAGAGCTATGATAAGTGTTGGAAAGGATTCGAACGGACGACCTATCTGCAAGCCTCTTAAACCGGAGTCCTATTTTCCAACATACAACGACGCATATGCTGCTCTCGTCGAGTACAATAAGAACCCTTACGACCTTGAACCGTCTATCACTATGAAAGAGCTTTACGAGAAATGGCTTGCCGAATACGAGAAGACAGTTAAAAGCACTCGTTCGGTAGCTTCAGCATGGGGGTATTGCTCGGCCGTATATGATATGCGAGTCAAAGATGTCCGCGCTCGTCATGTAAAAGGTTGTATGGACGAAGGCATATCGAAGGTTCGAGGCGAAGAGAAGACACCAAGTGCATCCATGAAGAACCAAATCAAGTCTTTATTTAACTTGATGTTGGATTATGCCTTGGAGTACGAGCTTGTTGACCGGAACTATTCGCGAACTTTTAACCTCAGTGAGGAAACCATCAAAGAAATCGTCACAGTTAAGAATGAGCATATTCCTTTTACGGACGAAGAGATGGACTTGCTTTGGAAACACGCTGATGATAAAATGCTTGTAGACGTCCTACTCATTCAGTGCTATTCTGGTTGGCGACCCCAGGAACTTGGTTTGCTGGAATTAAAGAATGTGGATTTGGAAAACTGGACTTTCCGAGGCGGTATCAAAACAGATGCCGGTACAGATCGTGTGGTTCCAATTCATTCAAAGATTCGTCATTTGGTCGAACGAAAATACAAAGAGGCTCAGGAACTTGGAAGTCTGTATCTGCTCAACTATGTTAATACGGATGCTCGCAGCAAAAACACTGCACTTACTTATGCTCGATACCAAAAAGGATTCTGTATGATTCGAGATGAATTGAATTTGAACCCCGAGCATAGACCGCATGATGGTCGCAAACATTTTGTAACAATGGCTAAGAAGTACGGCGTCGATGAGTATGCAATCAAATATATGGTCGGTCACAAGATTTCTGACATCACTGAAAAGGTTTACACCCAAAGAGAATTTGAGTGGTTGAAAGATGAAATCGAAAAAATAAAATAGCTTGTAAAAACAAAGAAAAGCCTCCCCGAAGTGGGAGCACCAACAAAGGCACTAAGCACAACGAGGAGGCTGACTTTGTGTAGGAATATAGATGTATGAGTAGTGTAGAAATAATGCACGAGTTACCTACATTTCTCGACATTTATCCACTTCTAACTACTCTGAAAACAGCGTAATTGCAGGGATTTAGAAGTGATTAGACTGTGATAAGTTTCTATAGGTAGAAGCAAAATATCCCGTAATCACTGGCTTTTTTAACCAAAGTGTAGGAATAATGCAGAAATAACCTACATTCTATTGCCCTGTATTGCTATTTATTAGCCGTAAACCACATCCGTAGAGATGGTAAGTCCATCGTCCGACAGTGTCTTGGTTTCCGTTGCAATGACCGTTCCTTCAGAATCCGTGAGAACCGATGTGATTGTTTTCATATCGTCCGAAAAAGTCTTCACAAGCTGGTTCCCATTGGCGTAAACCGTCGTTACGGTCTTATAATCTTTTGAAAAAGTCTTGACGGTGTCACCAGACTGAATATCACTGGCGGAACCTACTTTACCGTCTACATACGACTTAGTCTGTCCGGCAAGTATCTTCATTTGTTCAAGAGATACCAGCTTGTAATCAGGCATTCGATTCACGCTCCTTTGAAAGATTTAGGGAGGGCGTAACAGCCCTCCCCAGAGACTTACAGTCTTTAGGCACCGAAGACCTCAGTGCACATGGCGGTAACTTCCTCGTCGGTAGCACCAGACAGGGTGTCCAGGAACGCCTTGTTTGCATGACTGTGGTTGCCCTCAGCAGCGGCGTTGACCTTCTCCTTCAGAGCAGCGTCCAGATCAGCCTCTGCGACAATATCCTTGCCAGCAAGCTTGCCGGTCGGAATAGTCAGAGCAATAGACTTATCCTCAGCCGCAGGGGTTACCTCAACGCCATTGACTTTGATCTTTTCAATGACGTTCGCCTGAGCACCAGCGGCAATGCCAGCCAGTTTGGTACCTTCGGCATTAGTCATCAGGCGGCTGCCCTCGACCTTATCCACCTTCTTACCCAGCTCGGTAGTCATAGTGGTAGTCTTGACATAGTCACCGATGCCAAGCGCGTTAATCATCTTGGTGACATAAGCCACGACAGTAGCTTCCTCGTCAGTACCGCCGATACCGGCAAGGATACCATCCAGACGAGTGATGTCATTAGCCATCTTTGCAGCACCCGTGGTGTCACTCAGAATCCAGTCAGCGATCTCCTTCAGAGTGTCGTAAGACTTGTCGGCACCAGCCACAATCTTTGCGACTTCCTCAGAAGAGATAGTGCGTACAGACTTGCCGGTATCCTCGCCGACCAGGGTGTCAACAGTAGCCTGAGCAGCCTTACCGTCGATCAGAGTCTTCAGAGCCGCAGCCAGATCGTCGTAGGCGACCTCACTCTTGCCTGCCAGGGTACCCAGACCACCGATCTGACCGTCGATGTAAGTCTTAGCTGCCTGAAGAGCAACCTTCAACTGCGCCAGGGTAGTAATCTTAATAGTGTCTGCCATCATACATTCCTCCTATTGGAATAAAATTATTTTTGCCACAGCGTTTTGGCGCTGCTGTGACCACAAAATGTTTAGCCGAAGACATCGGTAATAGCATCGTTCAGCTCTTTTTCTGTTGCGATGTCATCAGGACTGTAAGTGGGCTCGTCCGGATCGGGATTGACTCCGGTTCCGAAAATATCATCGATCAAACTGTCAATATCGTCGTCCGTAGCCATCTCACTCCCTTCGGGAAGACCTCCGGAGTTTGCCTCGATTACAATATCATGCTTCAGCAGTTTGTTGGCTGTCGGCAGTACCTGAACCGTGTCGCTGGGAACGATATTGTATTCACCCTCATAAATATCACAGTCCAAACCTCCGCCAACAGGTATAGATAAAGCTCCTTGTAAGCTTCCAATGGGCGAAAGGCGACCTTTAATAGACCCGATTCCGCATACTCCACCCATGCTCAGTCAACCTCTTCCGAAAGCTTCAGAATTGCTTTCGAAATAAAGGTATCAACTTTGCCGTTTGCTTTTGTGAGCTGAATGTCATAGACATACTTGCCGAAATTCAGATCTGCTGTATCTTGAGGTTCAAGCGTCAGCATCATCGTGTCAATCGGGATGTCTTTGACAAGAAGGGGGCGGGGGTCGTCGTAATTCTCTTTCATTGCGAAGCGAATGGTATCACCTGCAACAGGAATATACTGTGTCCCGTCCCTTTTGGTGGCAGAGACCAGAGCCTCAAATGTATCACCTCGGGTCAAAGTGATAGTCGTACCAGTAATGTTGTAACTCATAATCTCACCTCCAATTCAAGCATTGTAAGTTGATTTATGAATCGCAAGTTGGTCGACTTCTGTCATGATTCGCTTAGCCGAACCGTTACCACCTAATTTTTCATAAGGCTTGTACAAGTATTCGTACAGATTCTCATACTCGTCCTGTGTAATGTAGCCCCTCTCGATGTAGGCCATACCGAGATAGATAATGCGATCATGAGCCAAACCAATGAGCATTTGCGTTTCAAGATTGTTGTGCTTATTCTCAGCAGCTTTTCGTTTGCTTCGCTCTTGGATATATGCCCAAAATCCAGAAGAAGCAAGTATCGTCCCCAAAATGGTTAATAGCGTTTGCAGCCAGGGTTCCATTTCCATGTATCATCCTCCTTGAAGTCATAAATGAATTAAGAAGCTTGTAGGAAATATCACCCCAAACCTCTTTTAATTAGGCAAGGGAGCCCACCGTGAAGTAGACTCCCTGCCAATTTCGGTTAATCCACAGGATTACCATTCTCGTCAAGACCGAGAGCTTCCAGATCAGCCTTGACAGCAGCCTTGAACTTTGCCGGAACCTGATTAAAGGTCCGACGACCTGCGATGATGAGTGCGACGTACAGTGCTACCATGTTGTTACCTCCTATCAAAATTTTGGATAAAATATAAAACATGGTTACTCCTCCTCAGCGATAAGATCGCCGTTGGTATCGTAGCCATATTCTAACAATTTTGCCTCGACATCTGCCTTAAATTTTTCAGGCACCTGGTCGAAGGTTCTGCGCTTATTGATGATAAGCGTGGCGTAAAGATTGACCATTTTTGCTACCTCCTCATTCAGGAATCATTGCTGCGACGGCATCATACAGATCGGCAATTGCTTCCATGATAGCAAGCTGCTGGGAATCACCAGTTTCCTGACCTGCCATGAGCTGAACAATGTTGTCCGAATCATTTGTACCTTTAATGGCGTTTTCAGCCATAAGCAGATTGGTGTATTCATTGAACTCCTGAGGGGTCAACACCGCTTCCTGATAAGTCCAGTAAGTGGTTTTATCGCCCTGTTCTGAAGTTCGTGTAATACTCGTAATGTCCTTGCGGAGATATACGGTTCCAACAGTAACCTCAAGTGCAGTCGGTTGGACTGTGCTCTCGGCATATTTGTAATTTAACTCCATGCGACTTTCCTCCTTTCGCATTGTAAAGACTGACGAGTTTTTGATATACCCGCTTCTCATCGTATTTGTCATATCGTGAAACTTTTTGCTTCAATTGCTGGAAGCTAACATATGGTTTTATCCACTTCCGATACATCAAATAGGTATCGGTGCAGTCGATCCACCCAAGATAAGACAACATTTGCCGAGCATCGAGTATGGTTGCTTTCTCCTTTTTGGAGATTTTGCGAGCTTTTCTCGTGGCCTTGTACATAATGGATTTTCGAAGAATCGTTCGATTACGATAAAAACGAAAGCCCATGAAGTCCAGATCACGCCCCTGGTTGTTGCCATAAGAAAAGCGAAAGACTTGCCAATTCGCTTTAAGTTCCAAGCCAAGCTCCATTTCCAGATAATCGGAAATTGCTTGCCTCATGCGGTGCAAAACCCTCTTGTTGCTTCCGAAAACGACCATGTCATCCATGTAGCGCATATAGTGCACGGCACAGAGCTGCTCCTTGATGAAATGATCTAAACCCTGCAAATACCAGTTAGAAAGCCATTGAGAAGTATAAAAGCCAAGTGGAATACCAACCTCTGTGACATCAATAATGCGAAATAGTAAATCCAACATCTTTTCATCATGAACGGTCTTCTTCAACTTGGCTTTCAAACGATCATGTGGAATAGTATCGAAGAAATGGCGAATATCCATTTTGAGGACATACTTACAATTCTTCTGGTCAGTCCTGATCCACTTCTCAATTACCTGCTTTCCTTTATGGGCACCTCTGCCCGGAAGACTGGCATAGCTGTGTTCATACATTCCCTTGCAGAACATCGGCTTCATGGCATTTACAATGCAATGCTGGACAAGCAGCTCTTCCATCGTAGGGACGATAATAGTGCGCTCCTTGCGCGTGATCCCGTCATAAATGTAAACCGGCACATGCTCGGCGTTTTCGTAGTTGACTATCCAGTCTAAGGATTGTTCAACTGCGGCATCGTCAGACATGTGCCGGTGTTTCATGATTTTACGGAATCTCTTGCTGTGCTTTGCTTGAGACAGAGCGTACCATCGGTTCGTTTCGGATATTGTTTTTTCGTACAAGTGGTTATAGGATTTCATGTTCTCTCTTATCCTCTCATCCGCTTTCGACTTATTCTCAGCTACTCACAGATGCTTGCACCGAGTTAATTTTCACCAAGTGGTGAGGAAGAGATGCGGATATCTCTTGTCATTTTGAAATGGCGGCATAGACTGCATTATAGAGAGCTTCTTATGGATAAGATAGAGCCGCGCCATTGTTCGAGTTCGAATTGGACGCCGTATTGTTCAGATTAGCGTAGAAAGGACCGACCATCAGGTCATTGTTCCAGTTACCGCCGACATACGCGCTGGGCGCAGTGTATACCCCTAATATTTAATTGTTTTCGTTTACCCGGCGAACCTAAGGTTCTCCCGTCCTCTCCTCGCTGCTTACGCAGCGGCAAGCGGTTTACAAGAGAGAGCCGCGCCAATGCGCGAGTACGAATCGGACGCCGCATCGTCCAGATAAGCGTAGAAAGGACCGACCATCAGGTCATCGTCCCAGTAACCGCCGACAAACGCATAATTAACCTGGCTGTTATTGAACCACATGCCGTCAGCCTCATAAGTGCTGCTCGAACCATTTGTGGTTACAGGCAGGCGTCCGTATGCTTCTGTCTTCATCGTATCGATGTATCCACCGGAATTGCCATGCGGGGAGGCGTTTGCAACAGAAATATAACCACTGCCATCAGTGTTATAGTCGGCTGCGGTAGAACCGTCGTGAGTACCACGAGTCAGCTTGACCTTCTGCGTTCCGTTAGCATTGATCCAGCCGGCGGTACGACGCCACAAATTACCCCAGACATTCTCCATGCCGAAGACCTTCACACCGGAGGTCTGGTCATCGGAACCCCAGAACATACCCTTAGTATCCATCGCACCAGGGACAACAGTTTTGTTCCCAGACGTTGGCGACTTACATCGTCCGTAGCCAAATGCAGTCTGACACTCAGTAGAACGAGCCATCATAACCAGCAGATCCTGAAGCAGCAGTCGATCAGCCAGCACCTCGGTGTACCAGTCGTTACCGTTTGCTTTCGCATAGGCAATTTCGTTAGCAGCCGTGGTACTTACGCTGTTTGCAGCACCGCTGATAGAACGCAGCTTGCCGGAAACCAGAGAGCCAAAATAGATGGGGGTATAGAAATGGTCGATCTGGTTGTTCTGACGGTCATAGTTGCACCAGCAATCCCAATCGTCATCCTGCGGTACATCAGAGCAGCGGAAATGGTAGACACCGTTCTCTTCCCAACGCTTTGTATAGATCTTCGGCCATTCCATCATGGCGTTGCCGCCAAAGGAAGTATCTGCGACCTTAGAAGCAGAACCATCGACCTTCTTAGTATAGTCATCAGGATTGAGGTAATGATCTACGACACCAGCATAAGTCAACATGCAAGGACGAGGCATAAATTTTTCGCCCGGGTCAAACGCCCAACCGCCATAGTTAAACTTACCGGTGCTGAAATTCATAGCTGCCGGAGTAAATGCTGCATTATCCACATCAGAAGGATAAGTTACTCGTCCTGTGGGACTGGAGGTTGCCTTGACCAAGTCATAACCGAACAGATAATCTCTCTTATTCGGTGTTACGCTGGTTCTGTTTGCCTCGCTGCGATTATAGGCACCGGTACTGGTGTAAGGAAATGCGGAATAGTAATACACCACGCCAACCGTTACATCGGTATCCGTATAAGTGCCGTTGGCAGTGATATTCTTGAACAGTTCACCCTCCGTTTCGCTGGTCGGATAACCAGTTGTACTCCTACGGATGACTGCACCTGCAACGCCACTCGGCAGCTTCGCCGTGATTTCAACCTTGACGGTGTCGGATGCTGAAACATACACCGACTTAGCGGAAAATGCCTGCATCGGCTCCGGCTCATTGACGACTACGCGGTTAACTTTATTCCTGTTATACACGCCCTGGGTGGTATAAGGGAATGCGGCGTAATAGTAAGTTCCGGTGCGAGAAGCTTTAGTGTCAGTAAAGCTTGTGGACTCCTTAATGTCAGCGACTAAGTCTCCGTCGAACTCGTCCTTCGGATAGCCAGTCGTCTTCCTCCGGATAATTGCACCCTCTACAGTGCAGAGTGTTTGGTCGTTTACAACCGTATCGTCGGGAAGAGTTGCCACAACTAAAAGACCAAGTTTCCCATAAATCCCGCCCGGGATTGTTACATTGAACACTTTCATGTTAGACGGCTCAATGCCGCCGAAGAAGTGTCGGTTTTTACCAAAAATCAGATCTTCTTCTGCCATTTTGATTATTCTCCTTTCGCTTTAAGAATAAGTTACCACAGTGCTGATAAGCTTGCCGTCAGAGTCAAAGGTCTTAACGGCTCTTGCTACTTCTGCTCCCGCTGCACTCTTCAGCACATTTGTCATGGTCAGGAACCCATCAGAGAAAGTCTTCGTCAAGGTTCTGCCGTCACTTGAAGTTGAAGTGATGACTGTACCGTCGTCCGAAAACTCCTTGGTTCCGTCATCAAAGCCAACCAGCAAAATCCGCTTGACTTCTTCCTTGTCGATCTCAAGTTGCAGATTACCGGCGACATCGCCGCTGAGCTGATCTTTCATCTGGTTATACCAGGAAAGGAAATCAGCCTGCTCAGATGCGATCCACTGGTCAAGAACCGTCTGCTCCTGCTGAAGATCAGCTTTCATTTTATCGAACCAAGTTGTGAAATCACTTTCCTCCTGAGCAATCCAGTCATCAACTTCCTGAGATCGTGCATCAGTAAACCGATCAAGCTCGTCCTGCCATTTGCCAAGCAGCTCGTCCAGGCTGACCGTCTGAAGAATGCCAGTTACAAATGGAGTAGACTCTGTACCGACCATAGGGGTAATGTCAGCTTGGTTAATAACCGCAGTGCCGTATTTTCTGTAAATATAACAGAGAGGGTACTGATGGACATTTCCCTCGTTCGTCAAAGTCGGTCTCGACGGTGCGCTGGACGGATTGCCTTTGATAAATTTGATGGTGTTCTCACGAACCGATTCCATTCCGTTTACTTCCAGAACCACGGCATCAATACGATCAAGAAGCACCTCTGCTTCCGGGGCAGTCATCGGCAGGATACTATCATTGACTGTCCATGTGTGGTCGAACCAGGCTTTGCCGACACCAACATTCACGGTAAGACCGCCTGCCGCCTTCACAGCAAAAGCGGTTCCGATAGAAGCAAATACACCATCTATGATGAGTCCGTCAAAGATAGCCGACATCTGTGCAGCATTGTATTTGCGGTCGCCATTAAGTGAATTGAAAAATCCGCTTGATACGCTCATTCAGTTTCTCCCTCCTTACTTTGAAATAGTTTTGAAGGTCGGATAAATCGATAATCCTTCCTCACTGTTTGAGATGACCAGCTCTGAAATGTAAGCCGATCCCTCATTGCCATATTCATTGGCGATTTGAACGATGTCTCCGATAAAGAAGTCTTCGCCGTACTTGAACAGGCGAGTGACTTCAACCTCTCCTTCGAATGCAGTGGTTACAATATGGTCGGCCAGGTTCTTCAAGCCCTTTGTCTGAAGCTGTGCCATGTATTCCGCATCAGAAAGTGTTCCATCCTCAGTATCGGATGAGATGTCACGAGCATCTGTGAAAAGCTCACGCCGGTCAAGTCCGGAGGCTGAGCCAACGATAACAGTTCGCCTTGACGCTCCTTCACCTTCTCCTGCGACCAGAGTCACATTTCGAAAACTCGCTCTGGATGAATAATAGTTGCTGTTGATGATGTTCTCAAAGTTTGGAGAGAAAACAACATACGGATTTTCTGTCTGCTCATAAGAACGATCAACGCCGGCATACAGACTGAATGCAAACTTGTTTTCATCTGTCAGTACGATCTTGAACCCTATATTGTTTTCCTCACAAAGTCCTTTTACGACATCGTACAGGCAGTCACCTGTGTATTGGTTGTCGATTTTCAGACTTGTGATTTTAGGGTCAGTAGAAGGCACGAACACAAAGTTAGAAATCTTTCGATCGGCAATAGACGGTGAAATGATGCACTCATTCAACATCGTCTGGATGCCATTTTGAAGATTTCCATTAAAGATTCGCTGTCCCCAGATGATGCGGCGTTCAAGAATAGACTCCAACGATCTGCCTGTGACAATAAGATGATTTCCTTCTTCTGTGTCGGCATTGATCTTGATGTCCTCGATAATCATACAGTGCTCCGAATCCTTCAGCCACAGATAGTAATCCTCTTTCAAATACTGCAAGAGTTGTGTATCCATAGCGAAGAATATCTCGAAATCTCCATACGAATTATACCGGTCAGTCCATATCATGGATTCATAAGTATCTATGACGGCTACGGACTCGAAATCGGTGTTTAAGACCAAAAGCTCCATAGTTATACCCCCTCATAGATGACTTTGTTTTCGATCCTGAACTGAAGATTCGTAACACCGCTGTCAGCAGTAAAGGCAAAAATGTTATCGCCCTTTGCCAGCGTGAACCAGTCGGTGTTCTTATCCAGACAGTTCAGAATATTGTAAGAAACGCCTTCACGAATCAAGGTAATGCTCTTATCGCCCTTTGAGGTGTTAATGACAATATCGTCACTTGCAACAACGCCCTTTCCCGTGAGCTTTTGGAGCTTCACGGTATCGATCTTCATGACTTCTCTGGTTTCCGTATTGTAGATATTGATGTTACTTGCCGGTCCGATTGCATGGATATAGATCGTTACGCCAATTTCAGCATCGCCATAGTAAGTGATGACACCCTCCGTCTTGATTTGGATTTCACCAAATACAAGCAGCGGTTCCGTCAGAGACTCATTCGAGAACGGAAACTCGAACAATGGGTCAATACTGTAGAAATCCGTTACATTGTTTCCATCCTCACCGGCTGAATAGAAGAACGGGTCAGGGCAAATGATCGAGATTGATGTCCCTTCCTGTGAGCTAAAAATATTTGGTTCATTCGATTCCACATAACCGTTTGTTCGTACATATCGGTTATCGGTTTCGATGATGATCTCAACATTTTTCTTTGCCGGAAAGTATTTGTAGGATTTCTGCCGTACATCCTCGATTGTTTCTCCATAGACTGTGTCAACGAATACGATTTGGAAAACGATGTTCCGCTGACTCAATCTGGCAGAGTTAAACATAGAGCCGTCATTAGTGACGACTTCCGTCGTGTTGACAGTTGCTTTGACCGGACCTAAGCCGGTTACAGACTTGATGAGGAAGCCCGAAACCTCAGGCTCCCTCAAGTCAAGTTTGATCCTATCACCTAAGTAATTGGTGATAGCAAATGAGTGAATCATGTTTCCACCAATCCTTTCAACGCCGAGAACTGGTTCTTCGTCTGACGATAAATGTCAATCCTCGACAGTGCCTTAGGCGAATAGTTATTTTGTGTGAAATTGTAGTTGTTTCCAGAGGTCGGTGTAGTACCGCCATTTTGAACGACACTGCCGCCCTCACGCTCCATACCGGCGCTGATCTTCATCGCCTGATTTCGACTCAAAAGTGCCGACAACCTGCCCGCACCCTCCGTTACATCAGACAGATCAAGCAGCGGTCGAATCGTCGGTTGAGAGTCAATTCCATTTTCGATAAAATCACCGATCTTGGAAACCGCGTTGCGGAGTCCTTCCTTAGCCGACTTTGCAACAGATGCACCGGCATCGTAAGACTTATCGGAGTAGTCGATCAGGGAATTGACGAATCCCATACCAAAGAATCCGCCAATTCGATAGCCGACTTTAGACGGTGAGTTGATGTCGAGTTCCGCTTCTGCTGCCGCTGCCGCTGCTCTTGCCATAGCTCTTGCTCTCGCTTCAGCCATGTATGTGTTGGCAGTTATGCCAGCGGCAAACCCTTCAACAAGATACTTACCGGCGTTATAGAAATCGGTGTACTTATTTCGAATTGCTGTCAGACAACTATTGATGATCTGAACAAAGGCATCTTTTGCAAGCTGATTCTTTGTTCGAATACCTGCGATAAGATTTGTCATTGTGGTCTGTCCAACGGTATTAAACTCGTAGAACTTATTTCGGATTGCTGTCAGGCAACCGGATACGATTGTGACAAATGCCGACCGAGCAGATGCGTCGCCGGTACGAATACCAGAGATAAAGTTGGTCATCATCGTCTGCCCCATAACTGTGAACTGACTGTACTTGCTTGTAAAAGCAGTGACAATACCGTTAATCATGGTGGTAAAAGTGCTTGTCAGATTTCCTTGCTGTGCTTTGGCGGCATTGATAAATGTAGTGACCATCGTGTTTGCGGCTGTGCTCACACGGGAATTAGCATTTGTAAAGGCATTGATAAAGCCGTCAATGCCTGCATTACCCAAATTCGTAAGATTCTGAGCAAATATAGACATTCCACTTGTATCAACGCTCTTAATGCCGTTTGCCAAATCCACAAGATTTCTGAACTCGACAACCACACCACTTAACTTAGCCACATCCACTCCGCTAACGCTGTTGTAATACGCAGCAAATGACTGACCGAAAGATACCAGCTGCTCGCCGAAGCTTGCAATATCGTTATCGCCCGTAAACCAGGATACGATACCGCCGCTATTCGGCAAATTGTTTGAAAGCTCAACCAGAGCTTTAGCTGCATTTGCGGAGTTTGTGACGACAGATGCATCCAATCCTGTAACAGCCAAAGAATAGTTTTTCATTGCTGTACCAAACGGGACAAGCTGTTCACCGAAGGTTTCAAGGTCGTTATCGCCCGTAAACCAGGATACAACACTGCCCGTATTCGGTACCGTATTCGCAAGCTCAAGCAAAGCCTGACCTGCGGTAACGCTATTTTGAATGACATCGGCTTTCAGTCCGGAAACAGCGTCAGAGAAATCCTTCATTGCTCTGCCGAAAGGAACAAGCTGTTCGCCAAAGTCATCCATATCGTTTTCACCAGCAAAGAAGCCAACTACGCCGCCGCTGTTCGGAACGGTGCTTGCCATCTCTGCAAGTGCCTTACCAGCGGTAGCTGCTTCAGTAATAACACTGGCGTCAATTCCGGCGACTTCGTTTGCAAAGTTACGCATGGCACGACCAAATGGAATAAGCTGTTCACCGAAGGCATTCATATCGTTCTCTCCGGCAAAGAAACCAACGACACCGCCAGTATTAGGAAGTGTATCAGCCATCTCTGCAAGAGTCTTACCTGCGATTGCAGCATTGGAAACAGCTTCTCCATCAATACCGCTAATTTCATCAGAGAACTGCTTCATGGCTTTTCCGAACGGAACCATCTCTTCAGCAAAGCCGGAAAGTGAGCTTCCGCCGGTAAACCACGAGGTCAATCCATCCAAAATATTTGCGGCAGTCAGGATAAGAATCGTTTCTGCAAGAGCCTTAACGCCATCCAACATAGCCGGGTCTATAGAAGCAGCGCCGTCAAGGAACGGCTGAACATTGGTCATAAATCCGGAAAGATCGGAGCCAATTTGAGGGAATTGACTGGATACGCCGCTCATAAAGCCGCTGACAATACCGCCAACAAACTTGCCGATTGCCGTGCCAATTCCCTGAAGTAGATTTCCGCCTTCATTGATAAGCCAGTTCAAGCCCGGAATTTGTGCCAGGGCACCAACAGCAGCGAGCACAAGAGCAAGTTCAGCGATGACGGCACCCATACCGAGAACACCCAGCATTGCACCGGGAACCAGAGCAGCCACTGCACTCAAAGCCGCCATAATCGCTGCAAGCAGACCGATGCCGACAATTCCCTGAAGAAGTGTCTCGGTATCAATACCTTTAAGCGCATCCACAATGCCTGAGAAGAACGCCATCAGTACATCTACCGCAGCCTGAATCAGACCGGGGAGATTTTTGGCGACGCCCTCAAGTACAGCAATAAGGAATTGGAAAATAGAATCGACGATAGACGGGGTGTATTCTACCAACGCTTCAAGAACACCTGCGATAAGCTTCAGTGCTCCGTCAGCAATAGCGGGAACACACTCAACGAGCACATCCACCAGCATAAGAACAACTGCTTTGACTGCTTCGCCGATAGCTCCTGCACTATCTGCGATAACTTTGCAGAACTCAACGATTGCCTCACCGATCTTAGCCACGATAGCAGGAATGAGTGCTGCAACACCTGTAATAATAACAGTCAAGGAAGCAACAATGGCTGTGGCACCGGCAGTTCCAGCAGCCGCAAGAGCCGTCAAACCTACTGCCAAAGCAGACAAACCAGCACCAGCCAAAGCGAGTCCGGCACCAATGCCAACGACTGCTACTCCGATTAGTGCCAAGGAGCCGCTCAAAGCAAGAATAGAAGGAACCAATGGAGTGAGCACAGCACCTGCAACGCCGAGAACAGCAAATGCTCCGGCTAAGGTAACAAGACCCTTGACAATGGAACTCCAGCTCATAGCGCCGAGAATAGCCAATACAGGGGTGAGTACCAAAAGTGCACTCGCAGCAACAAGCAGAGCCGCAGAACCGGCAAGAGTGCCTGTCATGGTATTTAACCCGATGGCAAGAATAGTCATTGCTCCGCCGAGAGTGATAAGACCCTTTGCTACCTGCTCCCAACTTAGATTCCCCATTTTCTCAAGGGCGGTTGAAAGAACGACAAGCGCCGCAGAAACAATTACCAAACCGGCACCAATACCAGCCATATTATTCGGCATGAATTTAACCGCCACGGTGATAGCGGCAAGTGCTCCCGCCATAGCAGTCAGACCACGAGCGATCTCACCCCACTGCATGGTTGAGAAATCCTTAACCGCAGAGGCAAGGATTTTCATAGCGGCGGCAATGGCGATTAACGCCACACCGGTAGAAATGACATTTTGAGCATTTCCGGTAAGTTTTGTGAATGCAGTGATCTCGGCAAGAAGAACAGCAATAGAAGCAAGCCCCTTACCGATGTCTTCCCATTTCATTTCGCCGAAATCTTTGCAGGCAGATGCTAACACCTTGATTGCAGCTGAAAGAATCACAATGCCTGTAGCCGTGGTAATAGATTTGCCGCTGAATTTTGCAGTTCTCAGGAACAGAGAAACCTCCGCAAGCAATACCCCAACACCCACAAGACCTTTAGCAAGCTGGTTCCAGTCCAATTTAGCAAGCTGTTCACAAACAGAAGCAAGAATCTTAATAGTCGCTGCAAAGATCACCATTTGGGTAGCACCCTTGATGATTGTTTTGCTGTTAGAACTCATGGCTTTGGCGGCAGCCACCATCATAGTCGTCAGACCCGCAACGCCGATAAGACCGGTAGCGAGCTGCTTGGCATCCAGGTCGGCAATCTTTTTAAGTGCGCTCGCCAAAATCAACACTGCCGTAGCAATGCCGAGCATGGCTGTTACACTCTTCATAACGCCGGTTGCCTGTCCGCTGATTTTGTTGAAGACCGCCATAGAGCCGAGTAAATCGGCAAATAGCACAGTAATCGCTCCAAGCGCTACATTCAGTTTTTCGCTGTCCACCAAACTGAGTGCAATTAAAGATGCTGTAAGAATGGCGATAGCCGACGCGATCTTTAACAATGTACCCGCCTGCAACTGATTCTGGTAAGCCTCAAAACATCCTCGGACACTATCAAGAATCCCAATAAAAGATTCTTTGAAACTGCCAATGTCTTCAATTGCTTCACGGAAGGTACCAACAAATTTAGTGATGCCGACAGCGATAGCCCCAAATGAAATACCGTTCAGCAGATCAATGATTCCGCTGAAATTAGCTTCACCAAGATTCTTTGCTAAGGAGCTGCCGAGTTCGCCAAGGATTTTAACGATGCCACTGCCGATTGTCTTAACCGCATTCCACACAGCAGAGAGAAGCTGAACAAATTGACAATTTGCAAGCGTTTCGCTAATGATCTCAAAGGCGACGATAACGCCAGATTTCATCTCACCGGCAGCTTCTCCGACCTGAGCCATCCTCTCATGAATTCGCTCAAGCAGAGAATGAAACACTTCGAAATTAGCGGATTCAAATTTCTCTTTGATCTTGTTCTTCAGTGTAGATAGAGCAGTCATAATTGTTTGAATGACTGTAGCAATACCCTCACCAACTTTCTGGAATGCCCCGCTGGTTTTGATGAACTCGTCAAACGCAACAATGGCATCACCAATACCGCCAGTAAAGCCAAGAATCCCATCTCCGAGTGTGCCAAGTCCACTGAACAACGGCTTGATCGCCGTGAATATAGCAGAAAAGGCTTGTTTAACGATGTCCAAAATCGCAAACAAACCCTTGAAAGTGGATTTTAGATTTGCCGAAGCTATATCACTGAGTTTCAAATTCGCTGTGAATTTTCGCAGATTTTCAGTGATGCCATAAAGCTGCTTGGCTGTAGTAGGAGGAAATATCTCGCGGAATGCTTCATAAATCGGTTTGATAACACTCTGAACACCTTCAAAAGCATTTTTAAGTGCCTCAATCAGTTTAGTTCTTCCGCCAAGATCTTTCCATCCTTGCAACATTTCATTACGAGCATCTGCCTGAGCATCAATGAATCCACCGATGACCTGACTAAGCCCAGTCCAAAGAGCTTTGGCTTCCTCAAAGTCACCGAACAGGATTTCCCATGTGTTTGCCCATCCGGAGCCTACGGCTTCTTTCAGAGTGTCCATCAACTGGGAGAATGTCTTAACATCCTGCGCTGCGGCAAATGCTTTTGCGCCGATTTCTGTTGTCTCATCGGCGTAATCACGAAGAGTGCTAACAAGAGCTTCTGTAGTCATCCACTGATCCTGCAAAGAATCATTGAAGCCATGTGTAGCATCGATGACATTACCCTTGACTGTTTCGTACATTCCGTCAGCAGTCTTGGTTAATGTACCGCAGGCAACAGCCGATTCAAGAAGCTGTGTCTTAAATTCAACAGTTGCCATGTTAGCGTTCTCAATAGATTTCCAGTCGATCAGCTTAACATAACCGGCAGACAAAGCCTGAGCAAAGTTATACATGGCACGGGACGCCTCATTTGCATTGGCACCGGAAACGGCGGCAACATTCGAGACACCCTGGATAGCCATAACTGCATCCTCAAGTCCTACGCCCGCATTGGTGAATTTACCGATGTTGGAAGTCATGTCCTGGAACGAGTAGATGGTCTTATCCGAGTAGGTGTTGAGTTCTTGGAGATATTTATTTACCTCTTCAAGAGAAGCACCCGTACTCATCATGATGGTCTGAATTGACCCCATCTTCAGCTCGTATTCTTCAAAACCCTGACTGATGGGCTCGATCGTCAAGGAATGGAGCATTTGCTTGCCTGTATTAACGACTGAGTTGGTGATATTTGCAAGGGCGGTTACAGCCATGACCTCCAATGCCGAGAATCGAGTCTTTACTGTTTCAACCGCAGAACCGAGCCCCGACATATCGACTTTCTTAGCAGCACTGTCAATGCTTTCAAGACCCTTTGTAGCTCCATCCATATCCAAACTCTTTTTTAATTTTTCAATGGTGGACAGACTGGTCTGAACATTGCTCTCAAACTGCTTATTGTCAAACCGCATTTCTACGACTCTTTCGTCGATAGTTTTACTCATAGCTTCGTAACCTCCTTCCATGCTTCATTTGCAATTTTGTCAAAAATAGGCTGGATAGCAGGATTGATATAATCTCGCCCCTGTACCCAGCCTCCGTTACGGGTTCCGTGACCATATTGCAGGATGATCGCGATCGGAACCCCATTTTGAATATTTGAGTTATAAAAGGTAATCTTTGCAGATCCATTTCGGTTTACGATTTCGTAATACCATGAACTGGCGGTCAAACCGGAATCGACAGGCGTTGCAGACGCAAGAGCGGCGACCCCTTCTCGGCCATACTTGTCGAGGTCTCCGAGATGGACCACTTCCTTTGCCCTCTCCAAAAAGCGTGTAACTTTAGAGAAGTCTCCCTTGTGACTGAACCTTATCATTCACGGACCTCCTTATTTAAGAAGCTGATTAACCCGATTCTGTATCACGGAAGGATCGTAACCAGCCACCTTCAGACGATTAGTTCTATCAGCGCCGTTACCCCACAACCCCTGAATCACTTCACGGGCAACCTGGTCAGTGCTTTTCTTGGCTGAAGATGCCGAAACCGCCGTCCCGCTTTTGGTTGTTACATAAGTATCGAATCCAGCAGCTTTCAGCCTTGCAGCCATTGCATCGGCATTCGCTTTCTTGCTGAAAGCACCGACCTGAATCTTGTAAAGGTTATCGACCTTGACCATGTAAGTATCGAAACCGGCGGCTTTTACTTTCTGAAGCATTGCGTCAGCATTTGCTTTATTGGCAAAAGCTCCAGTCTGAACCCGATAAAGCACCTGGTTATCGACCGGCTTATCGTTTCCACCGGTAGAACCTCCGAGCTTCGCTGTAACTTTGGATGCAAGATCACCCATTCGAGCATACATCCAGTCACCCGGACAGCTCTTATTGGCAAACCAACGATGTACAGTCAGAACCATTTCATTGGAAGCAGGCTCATAGTTCAGAGTCTTTGTCTTATCACCGAGCCACAGCAACTTGGTCTTTCCATAACGCTTGCAAATGTCCGCACAAAGCTCGATCAGCTTGGCGTACACAACATCATTGAATGCATAGGGGTGTGTAGCATCACTGGCGCACTCGATTGTAATCGCACGCTGGTCGTTAGCATTGGAAGAAGAACACCAGGAACGATTCTTCTCCTCCACATACATACCTACTCGACCGTCTACACCGATACCGTACTGACAAGAAGCCTGCCGGGAAGTCGGAGCAAAAATATTGCCCAGGGTTTCTACTGAGCACTGACCGACTACGCAATGAGGTGTAATACGGTCAACGGCATGAGTTCTCTGCCCGGAATGATTCGGGCTCAACTTGGTATAGGATACCAGAGGACTGTTACTCATTTTTTGTTTCCTCCTTCACGCTTTGAATCTGCTTCAACATCTGAATCACCTTGTCATAGCCAACCGTAGAGATCAAGAAGCCCAGATACATCAGAACAACGATCTCAACTCCGATCTTCATAGTAAAGACCGTGTCAGTCATGATAAGGTAAATCACGCTAACAGCACAGGCGATCAGGACTGACAGAACTGCCGCAAGAACATTAGAAGAATACTTGACCTTCGTTCCATCAAGCAGCTTCTTAATACCCTCCACTGTCAGATTCGTGATAACGGATACGATCAACAGTGCTGTAGTCAAAAAACTGATAGGCATAACTAAACCTCCTCATAATTCGTATTTTCTTCCGGTTCGCTTTCCTGCTTGAGCCGTTCTTCACGCCTTTCGAAGAATGTTTCGAAAAGGGCTTTGAAGAAGTAGCCAAGCATAACTCCGACAACGGTCGACGCTATTGTGCTGGAAAGCGATTCCGCAATTTGTACTTGTCCCATAAACGCAAGCACATAAGACAGTTGCAAATCAATCAGTGAAACCATCAGAATGATTGCTACTGCTTTTTTGGTAAAAGTTTTAAGCCAGTTATTGTAAGGCTGCTTTTTATGGCAAACTCGCCTTAACATGCATTTTCGGCATCGTCTGTTCATTCAATCACCCCTTGGAGCCAAAGCGTTTTCGATTGGCAGCGTTGATAGCTGCGTTCCGATTCCACATTTCACGCTTACTTCTTCGCTTAGGTGGAGAGTTCTTGACATTACATACCCGTATGAGGGTCAGCAGTCTGTTCAAATGCCATTTTTGAAACTCCACAGGGATGTTATAAGAAATCATCCAGTAGTAAATAAGCTCAGATGTAACCGTTTCTTTATTACCTCTTGTCTGCTTATCCTCGATAAGGCAAGTAGCAGTCATAGGTGCTTCGATGTACGCATTGATGGCGGCGTAGTTTTCAGCAGACAGCCGAGTATATACTTCGGGATCGACATTCTGGGTTAAGGTCATACATCGTACATAATCAAGAATTTCCTCATCGGTTTTTTCTTGTTTTCCAAGAAATGCCTTATTCCATTTGCTTTCCCATTTTGAAAGAGAGACTAAGGAATGCTCCAACTGCAAAGCCTGCTCTTTCTTGTAGACAAATTCTTCATGAATTTCATCCCAAAACTCGGCAGCCGGCACAGTAATTTTCAGCATTCCTTAGTCCTCCGAGCTTTCTTTAATTAGATGCGATGGGCGCAGCCTGCTTATTGCCGTTGGCACGCATCACACGGTTGACAAATTCGGATGCAGCGCCGGCATCGGTGACAAGCTTCTCAAACAGGACCTCATAAGCGGGAGTTTCCATAAAGCCTCTGGAAATTTCCTCGGACTTCATGAAGCGTCTGCCATCATCGCTCTTTTCACCATAAGCAGTCTTAATAAAGTTCTCGAAGAACTCCATAATAAGCGCCCCATTCGGACTGGCAGCGATACTCTTGAGCTGAACATCGTAGCCACCCTTGGCACTCGCCTGCATCTTTACGATTTCAGGCTTGGACAGGTCGAAGTAGAAATCTTCGGTTCTCTGAACGCCATTCAGATCGGTATAAGTGATAGTTTCCTTAGTCATTGAATTTTTCTCCTTTCAAATTAAAAAAGTAGGAGCCGCCAGCTTACCTGAATACGGCTCCATAATTATACAGATTAGCCCTGAGGATTCAGAGTCTTATCGAACAGTTCGATAATCTCATCGGGCAGAGGCAGACGAGGCTCGACACCATCGTTGCCGCCATCGGTGGTCGGGTCCTTACCGTACAGGATCTCTTCCAGCTTAGTCATGAACTCGGCACTAAACTTAGTGGAGTCAAAGGTCAGCGTGGCTGTCGGCTTCAACTTCTTACCGTTGACCAGCTTGTTGATAGAGACCGGTGTGGTGCTGATCTCCCAGGACAGAGTAGCCGCCTCAGGACTGTCGTTGACAGTGCTGTAACCCTTTTCAGAAGGCGCTGCCAAACAACCATAAACCAGATGCAGCTTATAACCGTAATCGTTCAGATCGGTATCGTTACCCAGAATGGTACGATATGCCAAGCCGAAAGTCTTACGGGACTGCTGACCGGCGTACATACCGGGCATGATCTCAACGGAACCATCACACTCGGCAAACTCGTCAGGATACATATACGCCTCGACGGTAGCACCGAATTCTTCGTTTGAAACCAGGTTGACATACTTGATGTTGTCAGCGTAAATCGGGGAAGCCTCGGCCCCGGAAGGACTCTCGGTAACGGCAGTCAGACCATTCCATGCGACACCCTTGTTATAAACGCCGCCGGTCTGCATCGGATAGAGAACGCCATGGTCACAGCCGGTTTCGTACAGGCGCTCGCCAGTTTTATCCCAAATAATTTTGGACATAAAGATATTCCTCCTTATCAGAAATAGAGCGAGAAATTCCAGTGATTCAGATTCTCGCTTGCATAATATCGTTCAAATCGGCAGGTAGGTATAGAAACCACCTTACCGACAAGCTCACTATCCGGGTCAGAGTCAATAACAGTGACTGAATAGTGCCTGTGAGATGAATAAACCCCGTTATCGGCGTGCACATTTTCGATATCATCAAGTGCATAAACGATAGCGGGGTATTTCATTTTTACCGACTCAGGAGGTTGAAAATACACATTTCTGCTTTCAAGGATTTTTTCCAGGAAAGTTTGCAGATTAAGCCTGCTCGCCATTGTATACACCTCCCATAGTCAGTATAAGTCTTGGGTACTGAACTTCGACACTTGTGACTTTCCATTTAGCACCCATAAACTCAACATACCTCATCGAATGAAAATTCTCATTGGCAAATGGATCGGCTACGATACTGATCTCATTCGCAACCTTGATGTTGTCGTTGAGTTGTTCCGCAGACTGAAGCCTACGGGTGTTACGGGTTAAATCACCATAGTACATACGCTCGATGATCTTCTCTGCCCAAACGCCCGGCTTAGTCTCTTCTGTTACAGCGTAGCCAATTACTCCATAAAATTTAGCCATTTTGAATTTTCACTCCTTACTCAGTCGCCAAGGTCAGTCCCTTAAGACTATAAGTCTTTGTGGCGGTATCTTCACCATTGGTGACAGTAACCTTTACCGACTGCTTTGCCGTATCGGCGATCTTCAGCACAATCAAACCATCGTCGTCCAGTTCGACTGCTCCATTCTTACCGCCAATCAGTTCCACTGTAACCGTTGCATCTTCCGGTTCCTGAGTTACATGCAGAGCGAGATAGTTACCACTCTGCTCATCGGTCGCACTGCTGAATCCCGTGTAATCGGTGACCAGCTTCAGCGTACCGGTAATTTCTCTACCGGAGATTGCAACATTCTCCTGCAAATCTGCTGCGGTTTTACCGAGCAATTCCGTCTCACCGTCCGCAGGTTCAACCGTGAGACTCGTTAAGGGCGGTCAGTGACATCCTCTTCCAGAGCAATAGCGGACATAACACGAGTGTTAGCACCGGAGCAACGAGTCTCCAGCAGGCTCTTCTCCTGGTTGAAGTCGATGTCGAAATCAGTGAAGTGAGTGATTTCACCGCCCTTGGTAGCGCCCAGAGAATAGTCAGCCAGGTTGACCATAAGACCCAGAAGCTTCTTGGTCTTGTTGTCCGTAGTAGTACGAGTCTTACCCTCGAACTGCTCCGCCGTAATGATCTGACCGACATTCAGAGCCGCAGCCAGATCACTGACCTTGTCATAGATGCGGCGACCATTCAGGTCACGGGCAAGCAGCATGACATTGACCAGATGAGGCGTGCAGTAGAAGTCGGGAGTGCCAGAGCCCTTATACTTCTCACGAGCGTACAACAGAGACTGGATCACGGCTTCTGCATAAATGTAATTCTCGCCGAAATTAGCGGAAGTGTTGGTGCCCTGAAGCGTGCTCTTCATGCCGGCAATGTCGACATCAGCATGAATGGTGTACAGCTCGTCATCCAGCCAGATCGGGCGGATCTTATCCTCAGCAATCTTACCGTCAGCACCAACCTCACGACCATCGCCGATCATGATAGCCGTTGCCAGCTCCTCGTTCAGATTCATACGGTCGATGCCGTACAGGTACTGCACCACATCAAAGTCATGAATATCGATGATGTCGTCACGGTCAAGCTTGCTCTTCACATACACGGTCTGAGGATCGGTAGTTCTGTGGAGCAGCTGGATGTTGCCGACATAACCCTTCTGAGTGCCCTTCTTGTAACCCTTGGCACGAAGAGCCTCAATGTTACGCAGGTCAGCCTGACGGGTACGGATACGGGAGATAGGGCTCTTATGAACCTTCTTCAGAACCTCGTTTACCCAACCCTGGTCAGTAGTGAGCAGTTCAGGAGCACCGGGACGGACATCTTTGTACTCAGGAAACAGAGTTTCGATACCATCGATGCCGTGAGCCAGAACGCTGTCAGGATTCTGCTCCACATAGATATCCATAGCAGTACGAAGACTGCCGACGCTGTTGGACTTAGCCATGGAAATGATGCTTGCCTGGTCAGCGTGAGACAGAACCTCGGTCTTCTTCTGCTGATCGTTGTCAAAGACATTATGTTTCATTGTGTTATCCTCCTTATTGGATTCAGATTTGTTATCGGAATCATCTTTGGATTCCTTTTCGGGTTCACCTTCGAGAGCCTGTGCAATAAGTGCATACATGACGTTCTGCTGCTTTTCGGACATAGAGTCGATTACATCAGCAACCGTCTCTTCATCGTCCTTCTTCTCTTCCTTGCTTTCGGCAGGCTTGTCCTCTTTGGTATTCTCCTTCTTTTCCTCCTCTTTCTGCTCATCCTTAGACTCGGCAGAATGGGAAAGGCAAAGAGGCATTCCGGTATAGATGATAGCTTCATCATCGGACATTTCACCATGCTTCAGCATAGAGTCAATAAATGCACCAGGATTAGCACCCTTATGCACAAGACTCACCTCACAAATACAACCATGCAGTACATCAGGACCAGCCTGCTGAAGTTGATTGGCGTAAATGGACAGAGCGCAAATGTCACCATGCTTGATAAGGACTTTCGCAATTTCACCGTCAGCGGTGTCATTGAGGAAGCCATAGGTGTAAACACCTTCCTCACGGTTCTCAAGCCATGCATGACCGAGAACATCACGAGGACTGTTGTGCTGATGATTCCAGACCAGCGGGACTTTAATACCGTCGTTATTCTTAAAGGCGTCCCGACGAATTACTCGCCCATCGGAACACTTAAGGTCATTTCGGGTTGCCCAGCCGCTGAAATCACAAGCCTCAACCGAAAAAGGTCTACTCATTTTGAATTTCCTCCTTACTTTTTCGATTTTTGCTTAGAGATTTTGTCGTCCAAATCACTTGCTGACTCTTCAACTGAATTGTCTGTGGTGATCGGTGCTTCTTCCGACTGCTGATCGGAGCCGGACGGTTCACTCAGATTCTTATTCCTGAGTTCGTCTGCTCTTGGGTCATCAGAAGGTTTCATACCAACTACCTGACGAATTTCATTCGAAGTCATGATTTCGTTTCTTGTAAACTTGTCAGCAATTTCAGCAATATCATTGACAGGAACCAGTTTGAACGGGTCTCTGAAGAATGAAATTGACTGGTGTTGTGATCGGGCAGTTTTGGTCAGAAACTTTCGTTTCATCTCATCAACAATAGCGGAAATGATCGGCTCAATTGTCCGGTTGTTATAGTTCAGCATTGTCTTCTCGTCCGCTGTTCCATCCAAAATGCTCTGAGTGATCCCCAACTGGCTGTATAGCATACTCGTCAAGTATTCAATCTGGGACATTAGGTTGTTGTTCACGGAACGATTCAACTGTGTGATATGCTCAGTACCATCAGTATAAGCGATACCATACTTTGAACCTGACAACTGGTTTTCTATATCTTTACGCCGATTTTCGGCCTGTTGACGCCTTGCTTCTGTCTTGATTACATAAGGAAGCTGAATAATCAAATCAAGTTTTCCAGATCCGCTTTGCTCATCAATGACATCAAGTAGGTTAAGTTTACGAATGAGCCGCTGCATAGTTGAGTTCGGCTCATTGATAACTGCGTACAGCGGATTCTCAATGATAGCCACTGCACTTTTCGGCACCACAATATCTTCTTTTCTGCCCGTTTGTTCATTGTACACACGAGCACGAATATACTGCGGATACCAGTCTAAAATCTGTCCGACACGCAGAGACTGTATATCATACGAACCGGACACATTTGGGTCAGTCGTGGTGTCGACCGGAACAATAGCCACGCTTCCTTCATCAAACATAGAGATAACTACATCCTGAACGAACGACCGTGCCGTCTGATCGACATTCGCTTCCAACGTGAGGCAATTATTCAATCCGTCATCGATGACCGAAAGAAAACGCCCATTTTCATCCAACCGAACATGCTGAACATTCAGGGCCGCAACATCAAGCGCAATTCGGTTATAAACCGATGTGACGATTGATCTTTCATTGCCTCTGGACATTCTTGGTCTGTCAGCTCGGTATGAGTAGCTCATACCTAAATCCCGGTAATTCGTTTGAACATTACCAGTAAACGCATTCCAAGCATGTTTCAGTCTGGAACCAAAAGACATCTCCATTTTGAATCATCACCTCCTTAAACCATATCAACATTTTTCTTCTTATAGGCAACTCGACCGGAAGCCCAGATACCATTCTTCAGCTGCTGCATATCATAGCCTCTGTCAGCCAGAGCCATATGCACGCCGACTTCACCTCGTTTTGCAACGAATTGAACGACACGCCCTGAAGGTGCGGTAACATTCTTGACGGACTCATTCATCAGTTCAGCCATCTTCCGATTATAGGAATTGATAGCCGAAGAACTGATTTTACCTTTCGATGTCACGGAAGAAGGATTTTTCAATAGTTGATTGGCATACTGATCGAGTTCTTTGGAAACATCTTTGCGGGCTTTAGATACGATTTTGTCGTGGTTTTTATGAGCCCACTTTGCGTCTTTCTTTTCCAAACGCTTTTGACCTGCGGCGGTCAAAGTTCCGTCTTTGTTCTGGAAACGGCGAACGCCCCATTTCTGACCGAGAATACCATGATGATACATCTCATCCAACTTGACCACCTCCTTATTCAAATGCGTCTCGATTGAGTTTATAAGCAATATAAGCGTCCATCATTGCCGCAACAGCATCGATTTTCTGCTCGTATCGCTTCTTCAAAAGTTTACGGTTTCCATTTGTATCTTCAAGGGTAATGCAGTTACCCATAGCGAAGGTCATAAGGTCCTCGTCGAAAATAAGCATTCTTTCTTCAGAAAGCTTTTTCAGTTCTCCAAGTGGAACCGACTCAGTTTTAGCGCCTTGGATAACTTTCTCAATTCCAAACGGACCATTTTCAGATTCCCATCTCGCTACAAATTCTTTTGCGTTATAAGGGTCAAACCCAAGACACCGAACATCATATCCGCACTCCTGAATATGGTTATCCAAATCTTCATAGACATCCATCATATTAAGTACAGCACCCTCTAAAACAATTAAACTGCCCTCCGCCATGAATTGATCGTACTTGATCCTCATAGCAGCAGGCAGCTTCATTAAAGTTGTAGAGGTAATATAGTTTCGTGTCTTGATACCAAAAGAACCATTTGGCAGAGGAAACAAGAATGTAAATGCGCAGAAGTCATCGCCCTGCGATAAGTCTGCACCGAGAGAACAAGGCATCTGCCAGTAGTCCCTCTTTCGATGCGGAAGAGTTTCTTCATAAGTGAAGTAATAGGTGTAGCCCTCCATAGGCAGCCCAAATCTCTTTGCAAGAATATCGTTTCGGGCAGCTGGAGCTTTTTCAGCTCGTTCAACATCAAGCTGATAAGTTTCATAGCTTACAGTTTTTCCGAGATTCGGATTAGCCTTGAGCCACATTTCCGGGTCTCCAACTTCGTCAATGGAATCAAGCTTGTACCACCAAATGGAAACATGGGGATTGATGTAGTCACCCTTAAGGATGTCCATCAACTCCATTTTGATGGTGTCGCCGCTTCCGTTACGAACCGTACCTTCCGAGCTGATTGCAACAATGATATAGTCATTCACCTTGGATGCACCCTGCTCAATAGCACCGATAACGTCCTCTCGAATGTCACCGGAAAGCCACTCATCAACGGTTGCAACCTTGATTTGTAGACCCTGGAGTTTATTGATGCTCATGGGTCTGACCTCAAGAAGCGAACCCGTCAGGAAGTTTTCAACGCCCTTTTTTGTAGAGGCTAACTTTGTGCGATTCGCTTTGGAACCAATTGTGTTTTGTAAAGAGCCTTCTGTCAGGAACTGAAACAGCGGTCCTCTTGAACGGGTGATAGCGGTGCGAAGAGGGGACATGACCTCCTCCGCTTGCTTCATTGTGGGGGCGGTGGTGATCTGATGAGTAGTAGAGGTATCAACATTCAGAAAGTAACCCTGCAAGGTTGAGCCGTACATTGATTTAGCGGCGCCTCGTGCAACGATCAAATACTGTTTGTTAATCAGCCTTTTTTTCACATTCTTGCGAACATAGTGCCCACCGTGACCATCTGGATTCGGTTGATACACGCTTCGCTCAACAAAATAATACCAACCAAAGATCTGTTCACCCCAAAGTTTGAAGCTATCCAATAAGCTGAGGTCAGAGCCATCTGTTAGAGTAAGTTCGGACTCACAATAAGCGATCCATCCCTCAACAGCTTGGTCATCATAGTACACACCCGGATTAGCGATGAGATCATCAATACGGTTCATTTCCATAGAGATCTCTTTGCAGACTGGGATTTCCCCTCGAATCACGGCATCACGAAACATGCCATAATACTTGGGAACGGCAGTGTTTGATAATGCCATAAGTACCTCCTTAGCCAGCTTTCTTAGCCATACCGTTTACAATTTCTTTGATCTTGCCGTAGTTATTGTAAATGGTTAAGGCGGTCGAAGTAGCGGTTGCAATTGTTCCGGCAACTTTCAGAGTTTTTGATACATATTCCTTTCCACGATTCACATCAGTCGAAGACAATTGACTGTACTGTTTCTCCATCTGAAGACGATTCAGTCGGTTACGAAGCTCTGCATCACTCATAGACTTAACGCTCTTACTGTTATGAGCTTTAGCATAGTCCTCATGAGCAGGAGCATCAGAGTTAGAAGAACTTTCTCTTTTCTTTCCGGCCGCGGTACGAGTGCCATCTTTATTCTGATAGCGCCGGACTCCCCATTTCATGCCGATAATACCGTGATGGGCGAGTGTTGTATTATCCATTTTGAAATCCTCCTCTCATTTTTAATCAGGGTCGACTGTCACATTGATACGCCACTCAAGCTCGCTGATCTGTCGGTTGATTGCTTCCATAACAGCCGAACTCAACGGCGGGTCGAATGCCAGTCTTACCTTCAGGTAGATAAAGGTTTTTACAAATTCAAGACGAGGATCATCGTACAGGAATTCAGACCATGTCTTACTTGCATCTTCGATACGGAATCCTTCTTCGGGACCAACACCGAGCTGCGTCAAGACTGAGAATGCCGAATTGATGTACATGACGATGTCCGGGTCAAAGTGCTCATACTCTTCAGCAATTCCGAGCAGCTTTTTAATCGATGTCAGTATACTGTCCATATCGTTTTCTCCTTACTGCCTGACGGCTACAAATTTCTTCATGCAGAATCCTTCGATACCGGTAGCAGTACAGACAGCGTACCAATCATCATTGGAATCGCCCATGTCAATTTCCAATTCGTCAAGACATGTCACAACCGTTACTACTCTGGAATCCTTACTCGGCTTTTCACGAATGTTTAGCTTCAGACAATCGGTAACAACCCCGATCACATTCCGAGCTGCATCTTCGCAAAGCCCAGCTTCCTGCTCCTCGATGTTTTCGGTCGATTCATCAAGAACAGAATTTTCATAGATTTCATTTTCCATTGGGTTTCTCCTTTCATCATTTTCGCCAGGGGCATGTATCATTTTGTGTGCGCTGTACTGGAGGGAGAAGTAACAAACTCTTATCACCATAGTGAATAGCATTATGCGTATTCAACTTGGTGCATATTGCATTCTCCGGATCGAAGACACATGGGCTCTGATTCAACAAGTCTTCATAAGTGATGGGATTCAGATGATGAATCAATATTGAGCCAAAGATTTCATAACCCGGTACTCCGAGATCGCAACCTTCATCGCGAATGATAATTTCATCTCTGAATCTTAACCACTTGTCTGAATGATAGAACTCTTGGTTCAGCCAGCGCTTAAAACCGAAAGTCTCTTTCCCAACAGAGCCATCGAGTTTCAAATAACAAAACCGTTCTTCAAATGTCGGCAGTGTAATCAACTCTGAATAAGTTTTAATATTCATCATCATCACCGCCTGCACCTGAATATCTCCTAAACGCTTCAAGAGCCTTGTTGTACAACTCTTTGGCTTCACTATTGGAATTTAGATTCTTGGTCTTCGCTTCGATAAGCTCTTTCTGCTTCTCCAGAATCTCCTTTTCGATTCGTTCCTTACTGGAACCAAGTTTCAAATAATGCGTTATGACTTGAGAAGAAGCAGTTCCGTCTCTGAGCTGCTTTTCAGCACATTGAACCGCCAAAGAAATCATTAAGTTCTCTTGCGCTTCGAGAGATGTCGGTGGTCTCAATGGGCTATTTGAGTCGGAAGAGCTTGCAGCTTTACCTTTTGGCATTAGCACTGCCTCCTCTCTTAAAAATTTGGTGCGGATAACAGGAGTTGAACCTGCACGGAGTTACCTCCAATAAATTCTGAGTCTATTGCGTCTGCCAGTTCCGCCATATCCGCATACTTGTGCTGCACTTTCTGTCTAAACTGATACTCTTTTAGGTAAGAATAGGTGCAGTATTTGAAAGAACTTACAGAGCTGAATTTCCACCAATCACCGAAAGGAGAAAAGAAACATGAAAGGAGATGTTCACACTTTATGGAAAATACTTCAACCCTGTAAGCTCGTTCAAATACTGCACCCGAGGGGGGTAAGCCCCATTCCCAAAATATCCCTCCGGAGATTTTTTTAAGACCGCCGCGATGAGGTAGGGGGTGCGTTTTTGGAGACCCCCTCCCCATGCCATTAAGCCCTGCGGCAGCAGTGCAGATCAAGTGGTTATTTGCTTGTATTGGCTTCAAGTTCAAATGTTTTCAGAAAAGAAAGCAAAAACTTTTTTCAAAGAGCATTAGACCTCAACCTATAGTTCAAGCCTTGTCTGCTTTTGTTGTCTTCGTTCTCTTAACTTTCTTGTAAATGTTCATGAAGTCGTAACGAATGATCTCGTCAATCGCTCTTTCAATCTCTTGATTGTTTTCTTCTTCGGAGAATAGATCAGAAGTGTGAGCAATTCGATCGAGATAAGCGCAAGTATTGTAACCCTTTTCCACATCAAACAGGAACCAATCGGAGAACTGTTCAAATGGATTGTAAGGGTTGTCAAATGTAGTAAGGGCACAAGAACCATTCATACCAGTCACTCCTTTCAATTCAAGTAATTAGACACTGTACTCGTAGAAATACCAAGAGCTTCAGCAATTTCCGATGTGCTGTAGCCAGAAGCATTCATTGAAGCAATCTTATTCTGCTTTGCAGTGCTGAGAGTTGTTGTCGCTCTCGGTGTTGCGCGCTGTCTAAGACTGTCAATATCCACATTGTCGATGATTTGGGTGAGCTTGTTCTCGCTAATAGCACCAGCTTGAATTGCTTCCCATTCACGGTCTGTAATCTTGATGGTTTCTCGCTTTGCGCCAACAGAGGCACGAGCCTGAGTAAGCGCCTGCTGGCTTGCTTTCTTGAGTTCGCCCTTTGTCATGTCCGGGTTATCCTGCTTTTTAGCAGCCACTACTGCATTAGCCATGGTCTGAGCCTGTCTTTCTCTGGGAGCATTCTTCAAAGCCACATTAAGTTTTGCATTCAGAGAGTCGACCTCAGCTTGATAGGTCTCTTTTGCAGTGGCAGAGTAGGGTACTTTTCCGGTGGATAGGATCTCAAGACGAGCCTGGTTGCCCAGGGCTTTCATCTTGTTAGCGTAGTTAGCATAAGCACGCTCCACGGGGGTATCAGCTTCAGATACCAGGGTATAGGCATCCTTTGCTTCAGCCATCTTAGTGCTGGGCTGAGTACGCTCTTTGACCTTGCCAGTTCGCTTATCAACGTAAACTGGGTCATCTACATCTTTCCATATGTATTCACCAGTTTTTTCGTCGATTTTTGGGCTACCTTGCCTCTTGATAATGGAAGTCTCAGACTTAGCACGGGAAATCAGAGTCGAAGCACCCTCATGGTATCTTCCATTCTCATCAACTGTACCCTGATACTTCTTTTTCAAAGAGCTGATGCCATTGTCGATCTCACTTTGCTTGTAATCCAGCTTGTGTTTTTCGGCGTCAATAACTACCATGCTATGACGAACTGCTCTTGCAAGCTCATCCTGCGTAGCTCCCTTCAAAGTCATGTCGGTAATCAGATTAGAAATGACACCCATCTCTTTCTGTGTGTTCTTCATAGGCTTGAAAGTACCAGCAGGTTTTCCGCCATACTCCAGTTTAGGGTCAAATCCCTCAAGCCCCTTCAGAGGAGGAGTAGATGTGATTTTGACCTTGCTTTTACTGGAGTTACAGGGAATGACCATAACGGTATCGCCATCAAAATCAGCACCGGAAAGGCGTTCCGCAACCTTGCTGTTAATACCGATTGCATCTTTAGGTGTGTTACCCAGAATTCGGCGAGCTTCTGCCTGCTTGTTGTTTACGGTTAAGATAGGAATCTCAAAAGTGCCGCCATGCGGATAACGAACCAATGCTACCGTTTCACCATTCTTATAATTCGGAGCATACACTTCGTTGTCTTTCATCGAAGTGATAGGTAGAATTACCTGATATTTCTGACGAGGAAGCGCAGCCGCCTGAAGATGTACAGCAGCGGAGTCGCAATCATCCGCAAAGGACTTCAACAGTGATTTCTTGACTGTCGGATTGGTCAGTGAGCAGATCTCGTCAAACTCAGCCATCTTATCGGACGCCGCCAAATTCAGTTGCTTATTAACCAGGCTCAAACTCTGCTTGGAAAGAAACTGGGATGGGAGTTTATCTGCCCATTCACCCCAATCACCCTCTTCAGCACGCTTGTTGATAAGGGAAAGCTGCCGGTTACCATCAGAGTCAATGTAGTAACTCTGCCCACCGGCTTTAATAAGGGAACCAAATGGATTGTCAGGATCATCCTTGACCTTCTTCAGAACATCCGATGTCGGAGTTCCTTTTTTCTTATTGGTGTTAAACATCACATCCACACCATCAGGAAGATCATCAGAATAGACAGCCATTCCTTTCAAATATCTGTTGCTGTCTACCAGAATACGAACCTGAGCATAGTGAGAATCACCAAGAGACAAGTCGTCTACACCACGACGGATTTCGATAACACCGTCTTTCTGAATACCGCCATCTTCTGCATAACGGATTTTCAAACGGCTTGAGTCCATGCTCTTGGGGTAGACAAATTTATCAAATGTCTCGCCATCATCATGAGATACATAATCTCTGACAGAATGAACATTCTCAAAATTATAAATCTCCTTGTGCTCTGTTCCGGGAGGACAAAGGACTTTGATGTTTGTCTGTTTGCCTGGATTGGTCACCTGGGGCACGCCACCGCCATAAATGGGATAGCCCTCCATTTCCAAAATATAAAGAGCCTGGTTCATCTTCTCTTTCGAGATACCAAGCTCTCTTTCGACTCCGGTTCCGACATCAATCATGCCTTTTTCCGCAATCTGCTTTTTCAGAAATTCGGCGGTTTGCTTTGCCTGGTTCATACGAGCTTCTGAACTCTCATTCAAGAGGGAACGAACTGAAGAATCGTTAGTAAAGCCCATTTTGTCAGCAATCTCATTCAAACTGTAACCTTTAGCTCGAAGAGCTTTAGCAGTGGCAACATCAGCAGAACGGCGTTCATCCTTTGCGAGGCTCATCTGAGTGCGAAACTGTGTTGTGCTCAGCCCCATAGATTTTGCAATGGCTACTTCTCCTGTGTAGGTTTTTCCATCCTTATCAGTAAAAGTGAAATTGGACTTCTTCAACTCTTCCACACGGGAAAGAAAATCGCCGCTGTGCTGATAAGGGTTATCACCCGAACCCCAAGGATAACGACCAGACCTTCTGGGCATACCGTAATGCATTAAAATATCATCCGTGAGACTCATGGTTTAACCCTCCTGTTCTTTAATTTTTCTGATAACCTTGTCGAATGTAATGATCTTGTCCATAATTGGCACAATATCTTCGGCAGTGGGTGTGTGATACAGAATTTCATTGTTCTGGTACAGACGAAGCTCCATCTCGATTTCTGAGGGCTTCACCTTATACTCCAAACAAAAAAGAGCAGCATATATTTCAAGCTGCTCCATGTGTGCCGG